ACCCGGATTGAAAAGATCCGTCCCAGCGTGGCCGCAGGCTGGCTAAAGAATTGGACCAAAACCATGCGCACGCTGGCCAATGATCCGGACAGCTGGGTCGAAGCCAGCGTTTACCAGATCAATCATTATCATAAGCGTACTGGCCAGCGTTATCACCGCTGGTTCGATAGCGGCGATCTCGAGAATAAGGCCATGCTGCAGAGTATCGTAGACGTGGCCAAGGCCACCCCGGATTTTAGGCACTGGCTACCGACTAAAGAAAAGAAGCTAGTCCGCGCGTATCTGAAAAATAATACGCTCCCGGATAATCTGGTTATCCGCGTATCTAGCGCGATGATTGATCAGGGACCATATGCGGGCTTCCGGAATACTTCTACCGTTCACCGCGATCAAGACCCGGTAGGCCATGCATGCCCTGCCAAGTATCAAGGTCATTCGTGCGGCAACTGTCGCGCTTGCTGGGATCCAACTGTCCCGAACGTAAGCTATCCAAAACATTAATAGAAAGGAAAGAATCATGGAAAACAGAACCTTATCAACTATCGCTCGAGAAATTAGTTCCGACTGGAAAAAGGTCAATTTTGCGGCGGTCCCGTATCTCCAAGCGATGGCCACAATGGAGTCGCCGCAGGATAATTTCGGCTATGACAGCGGGCAATCCGTTGTTATTTATTTCTTGTCTAACGCCGGATCATGGCGCGGTGATGTCGCGCGGCGGATTAAAAAAGAACTCAAGGCCATGATCTAAAATCACGCGCCTAGTATTTTCGAGACCCGCATTCGCGGGTCTTTTTTTGGGTCGGGTCGGGTCGGGTCAGGAGCTCGAGCTCCAGGTCGGGTCGGGTCGGGTCAGGTCAGGGTCGGGTTTTAGGCCGGTGGTCAATGGGCCGCGTGCCAGGGTGGGAGGGGCCATGCTTCATTCCGACAATCGAAAATCGATTGGCACACATCGCATCTTACGTCGTCGCCTGATAATTCTTGCTTCATGATAGGTTCTCCACTGCGAGTGGTAACATCTGACCATACTCATCATGTGTGGCGAATCTAATGTTTTGGGAACAGAGGAAGACACAGAACCCGTGATTGAATGTCGGTAGGACTCTCAATCCTATCTCAAGAGGCTCATAAAAGTGAATCATGCCGTGCTCTAAAGTAAAGTCGTTTAAGTGACCTAATGATTCACGGATGAAACCATCGCACGCTGTTTTTATCAGAGGGTCTTCGTAAAGTGAAACCTCTGATAAGGCTTCCCATCCGAACATTGACTGTGTGCTTTTTGATTCAAAGATTAGATCGAAGTCCGGTTCACCATCCAAAGATGGATTGATCATCCATTCAATGCGGATTTTTTCCCATAGGTCCTTGTTGGAATGAGCACCATCCATGTAACTGCGGATGAACTTTTCTGTATTGAGTAAGAGGCTAAAGCAACCACCTCCCGTGTGGTGGACAGTGAGATTATATTGCTTGATCAAATCCTCAATGGGAGCAACTGCCTTGGCCCAATTTTCTGGCTGTCTCATGATAATCACCTTCTGTTGTTGACACCCACCATCATACATGAGAGGATGGGCATGTCAACAATCAAGAGGGTTAAGAGATGATGGAAGCTATAAAAGATGAATGGCGGAAACGTGCGAGTAAGCTTTTGGTCGGTCGAACCATTAGGGAAGTGCGCTATCTGACGGATGCGGAGACGGAAGCCAATGATTGGCATGCTTCTCCTCTCCTCATCATTTTTGATGATGGCAGTTGGATTTATCCGATGAGCGATGACGAAGGCAATATGGCGGGCGCATTGGCCACTTCGGATGACAATGAGCAAATTATTCCGGTGGTTTAGGAGGAGCAAAAGATGGGATACACAACAGATTTTAGAGGTCAGTTTGGCCTTGATAAGAAACTTGACGAGGAAACCTATGACTTCCTCATCAAGTTCAGTAAGACACGGCATGATGACATTAATACTCCGAACATATGGTGCAATTGGAGGCCAACCGATGACCGCAAAAGCATTGAATGGAACGGTATGGAGAAGTTCTATAATTATATCGAATGGATTGAGTACCTCATCCGCAAAGTGTTTGAACCCAAAGGTTACGTCTTGAATGGCGACGTTGAATGGGTGGGCGAGGATATCTTTGATGACCGAGGTGTCATCCGCATCGTCGATAATTCCGTTAGACAATATGGAATATCAAGGGCTTGGGTGGATGACAGATATTGATTCTCCAGCGCGTCCGATCCCGCGCTAATTTTAATAGGGTCGGGTTGACTAAGGGCGTCCTTCGGGGCGCTCTTTTTTATGGGTCGGGTCGGGTCGGGTCGGGTCGGGTCGGGCTGCGGATTGCTGGCTTACTGGGCCGGCCCGAGGGGGTGAGGGAATAAGTAAGTATGGAAAGGTTTTGAATCCAGGTGCCTGGTGCCGTTGAGTTCGAGGCGGGCGGCCAGCTGGAGCTCAGTGTTTTTTTGATGCTTTACAGTGTGTTATGTTTGATGGTACTATGAACTTGTCAACTGAGAAGGGAGAGAGAGAGATGTATAAATCCAAACGAAAATTGATAGGTTGTATCGGTGTGGATGCCGGTCTGTGTTGGATTGGTGATCCATGTTATGTGTTGCCCCATGATGCTGATGACAATCCGGGACATGATTGGAGTGCTTTTTGCGATCAATTGAAAGGGCAATATCAATCATTTAATTATAAACACGGGCGTGAGGGAATAGGTATTTGTGTTAGCACGGGGTGGGGTGACGGTTTGTATGATGTTTACGCGGACATACTTGAGAGCAAGGATTTCGCGGATGATGGTCGCATCATGTCCGTCACTATTGAGTTTATCCGTCCTGATGATGATGACGATGCAGCCGATGGCTTCCCCATTGATGAAGCGTTAGAGGAGGATATTTTATGAGAACATTAGCAGGAATTTGCATCGGCTTAGTCGCCTTCATTTGTCTGCGACAATACTTGGACAATGTCGGATTGTTTTATTTAGTTTTGTCCCATGTCACGGTGGCAGTCACCACCGTGCTCGTCATCATGGAGTTAAAAAGCTTTAGATAGGTCGGGCTATCGGGGCCGGGTCGGGCTATTTGGACCCGATCCGGCGAACCGACCCAGTTGTACTTGAGTGTACCTGGCGACACTAGGCCGCGCCCGCTCGAGTCGCGCAAAAAATGATGATGCGCTGCAACAAAAAGACGTGAATATGAGGTGAGATACTCCTATCTTTCATGGTAGGCGCATGCTAAAATATGCATGTCAACATTAGAAAGGATACTGAGATATGAAACTCGATCCGGCACGACCTTGGAAAGTACATTTATCTATCGGCGGAAAGATGATTGGGCAATATAGCACTGCGGCGAATGCTGAATTGGATGCGTGGCTGCAGCCTGAATGTTGTGCCGTCGTTTATGATCGACGTTGGGGCATATACGACGGTGCCGTCAATGCGCCCGATGATGCAGCCTATCGCGCCGGATACCATGGCGCGTTAGCGTGGTACCATATCCAGACACTTCTGGACTGCGATGACTAGAAAAGATTAATTGATCGCTTGTTGTCGGGTAGAGCCGACCCCGATTGATCTCAGCTTCACCGGTCACCCCCATCCACGTCGGGCGCCCCCCTCTTCGGGGAGAGGTGGATGAACGAAGTGTTTTGGACATATAACAATGGATAATGGTCATTCTACTCACATCACAAATGATGATAGGATAGTGATACGTTGTTATTGAAGGAAGAACGATGAGCAAGCCTTATTTTGATTTCAAAGCGAAGCGTTGGTATACGACCTACAAGCCCGATAAGGGGGGTGAATGGGACGGGGAGCACCCGCTCGCGTACAGGGAGTATGTAGATGGTGAGCCTCAACCAGAGGAGATTAGCCAGTTTGATCACGCGAGGCATACGGCACGATGAAAACCGTTCTAAGTCTTGGCGCGGGGGTTCAGTCTTCCACGCTGGCGCTCATGGCGGCGCATGAGGAAATCACGCCCATGCCGGATGTTGCCATCTTTGCGGATACAGGCTGGGAGCCAAAAGCCGTATACGAGTGGCTGGATTGGCTGGAAAAGGAACTACCGTACCCGGTACATCGAGTATCTAAAGGCAATATTCGTACTGATCAGATGGCGGCGCGAGTAAGGGGTAGGAAAAAAGACGGTCAGCGGTGGGCGGCGATGCCTTATTTCACGATGAATGGGGATGGCAGTGTGGGATTTACCCGTCGTCAATGCACAGCGGAATATAAAATTGAGCCTATAACACAGTTTGTGCGTCGCGAGTTATTGGGCCTGAAGCCACGTCAACGTGCGCCTAAAGTACATACTATAGATCAATGGTTTGGGATTTCGTATGACGAACTAACGAGACAAAAGGTTCCTTTCGTCGAGCCGTGGAGACGGAACGTCTATCCATTGATTGAGAGGCGACTGACCCGTGGTCACTGCTTTGAGTGGATGGCTGAAAAAGGCTATCCGAAGCCCCCGCGTTCGGCTTGCCTGGGATGCCCGTTCCATTCTGATAAAGAGTGGTTGTCGATTAAAGAGGGGCCTGCCGATGAGTGGGAACAAGTTATTGAGTTTGATCAGGCCATTCGTAAAGCAGGGGGTATGCGAGGAGAGACGTTTATCCATCGACAATGCAAGCCCATCAATGAAATCACCTTTATGACTGCAGAAAGCGCGGGGCAGATGTCCCTACTCGATGAATGCGAAGGGATGTGCGGTGTTTAATGCTCAGCGTTTCTGATGAAGTAGCTCGAGAGATCCTGGCGCTTGAAGAAGCGCAGAAACGACTGCAGATAAGGGAAACGGCGCGAGAGGACTTTTTGACCTTTGTACACCACGTCTATGACGGGTTTATCGAGGGGGCGCATCATAAAAAAATAGCCGCGCAATTCGAGCGGTTGGCCGTGGACCGTGGCGCACGGGTCATTATCAATCTGCCGCCACGGCACACCAAGTCCGAATTTGCCAGTTACATGTTGCCGGCATGGCTTATTGGCCGGAATCCTGCGTTAAAAATCATCCAGACCACGCATACAGCGGAACTGGCGATACGCTTTGGCCGCAAGGTGCGTAACCTGATGGAGCGGAAGGAATACCGCGACATCTTTCCGGAAGTGGAGTTACGCGCCGATTCGAAGGCAGCGGGACGCTGGGACACGGGCCAGGGGGGCGAATACTATGCAGCGGGCGTAGGGGGTGCCATCACGGGTCGTGGTGCGGATTTACTCATTATCGACGATCCGCATTCTGAGCAGGACGCCCTGTCGGAATCGGCCATGGACAATGCCTACGAGTGGTATACCTCCGGTCCCCGGCAGCGGTTGCAGCCCGGTGGGTCCATCGTCATCGTAATGACGCGGTGGAGTCTGAAGGATTTGACCGGCAAGCTGGTTCGAGCGCAGGCCACCGACGTACTGGCCGACCAGTGGGAAGTGGTGGAGTTTCCAGCGATATTGCCGAGTGGCAACGTGCTGTGGCCCGGTTTCTGGAACAAGGACGAGTTGCTGCAGGTCAAGGCATCTCTATCGCTCAGCAAGTGGAATGCCCAATGGCAGCAGAACCCGGTTGCGGAAGAGGGGGCCATTATCAAGAAGGAATGGTGGAAAACGTGGGAAAAGGACGACATTCCGCCGGTTTCGTACATTATGCAGAGCTATGACACGGCATTCAGTAAGAAGGAGACAGCGGATTATTCCGCCATCACCACCTGGGGCATATTCAAGCCCAAGGAGGGGGAAACGGACAACATCATCCTGATGGGTGCGGAGCGGGGGCGCTGGGACTTCCCGGAACTTAAATCAAAAGCCCTCGAGGAGTACAAATACTGGGATCCGGACATGGTACTTATTGAGGCCAAGGCCACGGGTACGCCCCTGACGGACGAATTGCGGACGATGGGGATCCCCGTAGTCAATTACACGCCCTCCAGGGGGAAGGACAAGCACACGCGGATGCACATGGTGGCGCCCATATTCGAGTCCGGGAGGGTGTGGGCGCCGGATAAACGCTTTTCGGAAGAGGTGATCGACGAATGCGCGGCTTTTCCGAACGGCGACTACGACGACTACTGTGACAGCATGTCCATGGCGCTCATTCGCTATCGCAAGGGAGGCTTTTTGCGCCTGGACAGTGACGAGGAGGATAATATTCCTATGTATAAGCCGCAGGCACGTCAGTATTACTGAGGAAATCTAATGATACAGACTCTAATTCCGCAAATAGCGCCCATTCTGGGGAGTGTACTGGACCGCTTTTTCCCTGATAAGGAGAAAGCGGCGGAAGCCCAGCGTGCCATCGAGAGCGCCTTACTGGAAAATGCTGCACAAATCAATTTGGCGCAAATCGAGGTCAATAAGGCCGAGGCCCAGCACCGCACTATTTTCGTGGCCGGGTGGCGCCCCTTCATTGGCTGGGTCTGTGGCGTTGCCCTGGCATGGCATTTCGTTGGGGTGCCGGTCACTATATTTTTTATTGCGTGGGCCGGAGCGGAAGTGCCGGAGCTTCCAGCTTTCGACATGAACAGCCTGATGACGGTTTTGATGGGGATGCTGGGCCTTGGTGGACTTCGAACATTTGAGAAAATGAAGGGCCTTACTCAATAGTGCTTGACACCTAACATGTAATATGGGACGATGACATCGTCAACCAAGAAAGGAGAGGGAGAGAAAGATGATGGATTTCGTAAGAACCGATGGTGGCCGTAAGGATGCTGGTTATAAAACTACTGGGCCGTATCAGGGCGACTGCGTTGTTCGCTCCATCGGCATTGCTCTAGACGAAGACTATAAAACAGTCTTTATTGAGATGATGGCGCTTGGTGTTGAGATGGGTGGCTATCCTAACTTTGGTCCAGTGTGGCAGCGTTATCTTAAATCTAAGGGTTGGACTAAAAATAAATGCCCACGGGATAAGAACAATAAGCTGATCAAGCTTCGCGATTGGAAGGATTCTCCAAGCCGTGCGGTTGTTCTCAACAGCAGACATCTAACCGCAATCGTAGATGGTGCGGTTCACGACACCTGGGATTGTCGTTATCGTCCAGTTAATTCTTATTGGACAAATAGTGCTTGACACCTAACCATTTCAATCTAGGAATAATTTCTTTATATTAAAGGGTGGCTTCTGCCACCCTTTTTCTTGAGGAGTATTTGAATGGCCGAGGGACGACCGTCCTTACTTGATGAAGTCATGCCAGCGCAGGGAATGCCGCTGGGCGGCATGGGCGATGAAGAAATCGAAGTCGAGGAAATCCAAGAACCGACCGACATGCTCGAGCAGGATGACGGTTCCGTCATCGTGAATTTTGAAGAGGCCATACAAGAGCAACTTCTTGCTGACCAGGATGCCAACCTGGCAGAAATTCTTGATGAACGGGTTCTGATGGAGATTTCCAATGATCTTCTCGGTTTTTATGAAGAGGACAGGTCTAGTCGTCAGGAGTGGGTAGACACTTATAGTGAAGGACTCGGTCTGCTTGGTATCAAGTACGAAGACCGAGAAGAACCTTTCCGTGGTTCGAGTGGTGTCACCCATCCATTGATTGCAGAAGCAGTCACCCAGTTCCAGGCACAGGCGTACAAGGAGCTTCTTCCAAGTTCTGGTCCGGTACGAGCGCAGATCGTAGGTGCGACCAACCCCCAGGTCGAAGAACAGGCGCAACGTGTCAAAGAATTTATGAACTACCAGATCATGCACGTCATGGACGAGTACGATCCGGAAACAGACCGCTTATTGTTTTATTTACCGCTGGCCGGCAGTGCCTTCAAGAAAGTTTATTTTGACGACATCCTGGATCGTGCAGTAGCGCGGTTCGTGCCGGCGGATGATCTGGTCGTTCCTTACAACGCTTCCGACTTGTCCTCTGCTGCGCGGATTATTCATGTTATCCGCATGAGCGGTAATGACATCAAGAAATTCCAGGCAGGCGGCTTTTACCGGGACATCGAACTCAAGCCTTACGAAGAAGACAACGAGCTTGTTACGAAAGAACGTGAGTTGTCCGGTATCGAGAAAACAACTGACGATTTGGATTCCACACTTTTAGAAGTGCATACGGATTTAGATTTGCCAGGGTTTGAACATGTGAGTCCTTTGGACAACGAACCTACTGGCATCAAGCTTCCTTATATCATCACCGTAGACGAAGGCAGTACCAAGATTCTTTCGATAAGACGTAACTGGCGTGAAGGTGATGAGTATTACCGCAAGCAGCAATACTTCACGCATTACAAGTTTCTACCTGGTCTTGGCTTTTACGGTTTTGGCCTGTTGCACATGATCGGTGGACTGGGGCGCTCTGCCACTTCGATTTTGAGACAGCTCATTGATGCTGGCACCTTGGCCAATCTTCCAGCTGGATTCAAGGCGCGTGGCATTCGCATACGCGATTCCGACGAGCCGCTTTCACCTGGAGAATTTAGAGACATCGACGTTCCTGGTGGCAAGCTCGCTGAAAGCATCTTGCCGCTTCCGTACAAGGAACCCAGCCAGACCTTAATGCAACTGCTGGGTTTTGTGGTGGATGCTGGCCGTCGCTTTGCGGCGATTACTGATTTACAGGTGGGTGATGGAAACCAACAGGCTGCGGTAGGAACTACCGTGGCACTTCTTGAACGTGGCTCCAAGGTCATGTCGGCTATTCATAAACGGTTGCACTATGCCCAAAAACAAGAGTTTAAGATGCTGGCTCGAGTATTTTCTGAATCGCTGCCACCGATTTATCCATACAATGTATGGGGGGCTGAAACATCTATTAAACAAACTGATTTCGATGACCGTATCGATATTATCCCGGTGTCTGACCCGAATATCTTCTCGATGTCGCAGCGTTTGGCATTGGCTCAAACACAATTGCAGTTGGCGCAGAGTAATCCACAGATTCACAATCTGTATGAAGCGTATCGTAGAATTTATGAAGCAATTGGTGTCCAGAATATTGAAGGCTTGTTGCCGGCTCCGAAACCGCCTCAGCCAACTGATCCGGCGATAGAGAACGCTAGGTCGCTTATCCAGGAAAATTTACAGGCGTTTCCTACCCAAGATCATGATTCCCATATCCAGGCGCACATCATATTTATGAAGACGCCTATTCCAGCCTCGACGCCACCGATCTTTGCGTTGCTGCAGGCTCATTTGTGTGAGCATGTGGCCTACAAGGCGCGGGGTGTAGCCACGGCAGAAATGTCCATGGCTTCTCAGCAAGCGCCCCAGATGGGACAGCAAGCGCCCCAGATGGGACAGCAAGCACCCCAGATGGGACAGCAGGAGCAACCACAGCAGGAGCAACCACAGCAGGAGCAACCGCAGGATGTGGAGGCACGGGTTTCCCAGCTTATTGCAGAATATACGCAGGAAATCATGGCGGCATTAATGCCACCACCGGAAGGCGAAGTTGATCCACTGGTGCAGTTGCGGTCCAAGGAACTGGACATTAAGGCTTCGGATGTCCAGCGCAAAGTTGAAGAATTTACAGTGAAGCAGGCTTTTGAAGAGCAGCGTGAAGGAGAACGTCAGGACCTAACACGCGAGAAGATGGATTCGCAGGAAGACATTGCGCTGTTGCGTGCAGACGTGAACCTAGACCGCATTGACAAGATGGGAAGTGCAGGACGAGGTGAGTAGTGACTATCTCTCGTCGCAACACAGCAAAACAATTGACTGGTTCTCGCAGTAAAAAAGCCAAGCGTAAAGTCAAGATTGTGATGAAGGAATTTAAAAAAGGAACTTTGCGTAGTGGCAGTAAAGAAGGCAAGAAGGTGACCAGCCGTAAACGGGCTATTGCTATTGCTTTATCAGAAGGTCGTCGCGCATCGAGGACAGCATAATGGCTCGAATTAAACAAATGGCTGAACAGATGGATATTTCCATAGACAAGGCAGAAGAACTTGCTAATCGTGCTTCTGAAGCCAATGAGGAATTAAACTTTAAGATTGGTGGGGTTGCCATACCAGATATCTATTCTGGTCCAGCTCAAGTTAGAAAACTTCGTAAGAAAACCCTTGCTCGACTTGCAAAGGAAGAGAAGCGATTAGAGAAGCAAACAAGGCAGTTAATAGGACTCGGTACTGCAAAGAAAAAAGACAAGAAAAAGATTCTAATGCAACATGATGCGCTTAAAGAAGTCTTTGTCGGTGCCAAAGGTGGAATAGTTCGTGGTACACGGGCGCAGGTTCGTGGCCGTAGATTTAGTGGAGTGTATTGATATGGCTGATAACAAGAGACAAGAAAGGGCTGCAGAAATGAAAGAACAAGAAAGGGCTGCAGAAATGAGAAAAGAAGGTGCCGGCGCTTCCCTTGCACAACAGTTACAAATAGACGAAGACCTAGAAATGTCTGCAGAAACAATAGAAGAACTTAAACGACAGCTACGATATGAAGAACAAGATAAAAAAACGGACGAGGCAGAAAGGAGGTTTAGAGAGCGGCAAATTAGGAAAAAGGAAGGTGGCTCTGTAACATTTGAAGGTGGTGCTGTTAACAAAAGTCGAGGCACTGGAGCAGCGGAAACAGGTACTGGTTTTCAAGGAGTATTTTAAGATGGCACACGAAAGAACTATATCTAGGGCAGATCAGAGACTTCTTAGAGAAAGGATGTTAGGAGAAAGCGGAAGAACTATATCTAGGGCGGATCAGAGACTTCTTAGAAAAAGGATGTTAGGCGAAGGCGAAAGAACCATGTCCGATGCAGATAGAAGCGCGATTCTAGAAGCGTATATAACACGAAATGATGGCGGAATCGCCAAAAAAACGAGGAATTTCTAATGCCAGGAGGAGTTGTTTATCCGACCATTGAGTCGGCCCAGGGATACGCGGACGAAATTGGCGCCCCTTATGGAGATATTATGCCGGTAGAGGGTGGTTTCAGTGTCGCTATGTCCAATGTGGATGAATTGGGCTATATGCATGGTGGAATGTCAGAAATGAAGCCGAAAAAGGTGAAATATTCCACGGGAGGTGCTATAAAGGGCAGGAATTTCTCTGGAACATACTAAATAATGGCAGATCCCACCACTTTTGCCTATGTTGTACTCAAAGCCATCCAAGATCGAATCATGCTGACCCAGGCAGCTATTTTGCAGGGAAGGCCCAAGGATTTTATGGACTACTGTGATTTGACCGGGGAATTAAGGGGCCTTGAGTTCGCAGAACAAGAAGTAAAAGACGCTTTACAATCGTCGGAGGAAGAATGAGCACGTTATATGTTCCGGATTACGTGGCAAAAGAAGAAGAAGTAAAAATTTCTTATGTTTCAGATGCTTATGTGGATCAAGAAGACAAGGTTTTGGAGCCTTCTCTTCTTGATAAAGCCTTAAAAGACCGGCTTCCACAGCCTACTGGTTGGCGTATTCTTGTGATGCCTTATGCAGGAAAGGCTACCACAGACGGTGGCATCCATATTCCAGATACTACTCGAAGTCGTGAAGCCTTGGCGACGGTAGTCGCCTATGTATTAAGAGTAGGACCGTTGGCCTACAAGGATTCTTATAAATTTAGTAAATATGGTGGGGGGATTTTAAATAAGGTCTTGATGTTTTTCAGGTTATTTAAACCTCGCCCATGGTGTAAGGAGGGTCAATGGATATGCATTGGCCGTTATGCAGGTTCTCGATTCAATATAGATGGAGGAGAAGTCCGCATCATTAACGATGATGAAGTCATCGCAACTATTATCGAACCTGATGATATTAAACATGTCTAGAGAGGAGAAAGCCATGATGGAGATCACGGCATGCCCGAGGAACAAGATATTGAAGTAGGTGATTCTGAAGAATCTGCTGTCGATGTGGCTATTTCTGATGAGAATGAGCAGGGAAAACCAGTCCAGCAACCTTTAGACCTTTCTCAGAAACAAGATATTGTTGTCAAGGAAGAAGAAGAACTTGACGAATATAGCGATAGGGTTAAAAACCGCATTGATCAGCTAACCAATCGCTTTCGAGAAGAAGAACGCCAGAAACAGACCGCTGTCCAGTTTGCGGAAAACGTGCGTCTGGAAAATGACTCCCTGAAGCAACGACTGGGTTCCTTGGACAGAGGCTACCAGGAACAGTTTGGTGGGCGAGTTACTTCTGAAATTGACTCAGTCAAGAAAAACCTGAAGGACGCACATGAGAGCGGTGATATAGACAAAGTAGTCGAGGCCCAAGAGTCTATGGCTAATTTGGCTTATCAAAAGGGTCGATTGGAAGCGGTTCAAGGTGAAACAGCCGCCCAAGACGCCCAAGCCCAAGCCGCTTACGCCCAAGCTGCTGCCCAGCCTGCTGCCCAGCCTGTTGCCCAACCTGCTCCAATACCTCCTGATCCAAAAGCCCAGGATTGGGCTTCTCGTAATGATTGGTTTGGCCAGGATGACGTAATGACCTACGCAGCTTTCGGATTGCATCGTAGGTTAGTGGAAGATGAAGGATTTGACCCACAGTCCGATGCGTATTATTCTGAACTTGACAAGCGGCTTGTGACCGAGTTTCCACATAAACTTGGACACAGGTCTCAGTCGAACGGGGGAGGTAGAAAGGTAGCGTCAGCTGAAGCCTCCGCATCCCGCAAAAAAAGTGGACGTAAAACTGTGCGATTGACACCTTCACAGGTTGCGATTGCCAAGAGGTTAGGAGTACCTCTTGAAGAATATGCAAAATATGTGTGAAGGGTTAATTATGGAAAAAACAGAGACCACAGCTCGCCAAAAGTCTGCTAGGACGCCCCGTGCCGATCAAACCCGTGCAACGCAAGCACGCACTGAACCGTGGAAGCCACCATCCATGTTGGATGCGCCGACTCCTCCGGAAGGTTACAAACATCGATGGATTAGGTCCGAAGTTATGGGTTTTGATGACCGTAAAAACGTGGCGGCTCGTTCCCGTGAAGGTTACGAGTTGGTGCGTGGTGATGAATACCCTGACTTCGACATCCCAACCGTCGAAGATGGTAAACATGCCGGTGTTATTGGTATTGGCGGCTTGCTTCTTGCAAGGGTTCCGATTGAAATCGTTGAAGAACGCAGCACGTATTTCCGGGGCATGACCCGCGATCAAATGACGGCTGTTGATAACGACTTAGCGCGTGAACAACATCCTGCAATGCCTATCATTAAACCTGACAGGCAAACTAGCGTAACTTTTGGAGGCCCTCTAAAAGAAGAGGGCTAGGAGTGAGAACGAATGGCTAATATCAATGGAGCTTTCGGCCTTCGTCCTATGTCTAAACTAGGACAAGGCACTAACTCCACTGGTACGACTGGCTATACTCCCTATGAAATTGCAAACGGCAACTCAACTGCTATTTACCAAGGCTCACCAGTTATCCCCCTCTCTACGGGATATATTTCACTGGTAGGTGCTGCGGCAGGTGGTACTGTGAGTTTGGTGGGCGCTTTCATGGGGTGTAAGTATGTATCTAGCACCACCGGGAAACCTATTTGGTCCAATTATTGGCCAGGGTCCGGTGCGGACAGCAATCATCCTGTAGAAGCTTTTGTCGCTGATGATCCAGATCAATTATTCTTAATTGCAACGGACGCATCGTGGACAAGTAAAGCTACTGCAAGGGCTGCTGTTTTCGCTAATGCGAACTTTTCCAGTGGTACAAGTGGGTCCACCACAACTGGCATGGCGTCGGCAGCACTTGCTATCAGCACGATTGCAACCACGAACTCCTTAAATATGAGGATCATGGGATGGGTCGATGACCCAAGCAACGCTGATTTTGCATCTTCCGGCATTGGTGCCATCGTAAGGTTGAACAACAGTTTTAATGCACCTACGGGTAGCATTGCTGCTGGTACACCTTCGACAACCGGCGTATAGGAGGGCTGAGCAATGGCTATTAGCAGAGCACAACTCGCTAAAGAACTTGAGCCTGGCCTGAATGCCCTTTTTGGGATGGAATACGCCAGGTATGACGACCAAGCAAGCGAAATTTATGAGACGGAATCTTCAGAACGAGCTTTTGAAGAAGAAGTCATGCTTTCTGGCTTTGGCGCTGCGCCAGTTAAGTCGGAAGGTACAGCGGTTTCGTTTGATGACGCATCAGAAGCTTATACCGCAAGGTATACGCATGAGACTATCGCGCTTGCCTTCAGTATCACTGAAGAAGCAATCGAAGATAATCTCTATGATCGTCTTGCTTCACGCTACACGAAAGCATTAGCTCGTAGCATGGCCAACACCAAACAGGTGAAGGGCGCTGCTACGTTGAACAACGCTTTTGATAGCACTTTTACAGGCGGCGACGGCATAGAGCTGTGTGCTACTGACCATCCTTTGGTGAGCGGTAACACACTTCGCAATGAGCCTTCCACCGCTTCTGACCTGAACGAAACCAGTCTTGAAAACGCTCTTATCGATATAGCAGCTTATGTTGATGAGCGTGGACTCAAGGTCTCGATTCGTGGACTCAAACTTATTGTTCCGCCGGCATTACAATTTGTCTCGGATCGGTTGTTAGAATCCACTCTTCGTCCAGGCACGGCTGACAACGATATCAATGCTTCTCGCAACATGGGAATGTTGCCGAGAGGTTACGTTGTCAACCACTATCTTACGGATACGGATGCATGGTTCATCAAAACGGATGCCCCTCGAGGTTTTATCCATTTTGAGCGCATGCCCATGTCCACTAAGATGGAAGGAGACTTCGATACAGGCAATGTTAGGTTTAAGGCCCGTGAGCGTTACAGCTACGGATACTCAGACCCGCGTTGTGTATTTGGTTCTCCTGGAGCGTAAGACCTTCTTCCAGAGAGGGGGGATTTCCCTTCCCCCTCTCTGCTCTTTCTGGGAAGCATAGTTCTAGCGACTGACCCAGCAGACGCTTACCTGACGCTAGAACGAAACCTTGGTAAGGAGGTGCCTTCATGGGTACGACACGTTTTTCTGGACCCCTTATGTACAGTGGTCATGGCAGTGATTCCAGTGCGCTTGGATCCTGGTTCCGTAACTTTCCCCTTCAATGTAACCCTGATTATGTCGTCAAAATGGACGATTTTATTGGTATTGATATCGATGATACCGATGACTGGACTAAAGCTGTCCTGAATTCCGGTACGTTGACCTTGTTGGCTGATCATGTAGGTGGTTGGGCCAAGTCCACGGGTGACGGCTCGACAGATAATTCTGGCGGCTCTATTCAAGGCAATGAGATTTTCATGGTCGAAGCCAGTAAGAAAATCTTTTTTGAGGCCACTTGTGCGGTTGCCGATGCAGACGACATGGATATGTTCGTCGGCTTGGCAGAAAACGGCACATTTGCTACGGGTGTGCCTTTCACGGCAAATAACCAAATTGGTTTTCTGCTGGTTGAAGGTGCGGCTGACATTTATGCTAACTGCGATTCCGGTGGAACAGAAACCAAAACTGACACCGGGATAGATTTTGCGGATGGCGCAGAATCAAGTTCCAGCATAACTAATACCCGACGTTTGGGTTTTGTTGCGACAGGAACAGGCAATGTTCAGTTTTATGTAGATAGGAAGCTTGTCACCACAACGACGGGCAATATACCTACTTCTGCATTGACGCCTTGGTTTTGTGCCATGTCTGGAACCACGACTGCGGATGCTGCCTGGTGTGATTACATCCTGGTAGCTGCACAGCGTGTCACAGATGGCATGACACAATTCAATGACCAACCGTAAGAGGTGACCTATGGAGAAGACTAAATCTTCTATCAAAAAAGCCTCTTCTAAAAAAGCTTCAGACCAGCCTGGGATTGAAGATCGTTATAAGAAGGAGCTACCTCCTCCATGGACCGCTAAGTACAAGGCGATGGTCATGAGCGGTCTCATTAAAGTAAAGGAGTAGGCTATGGCTGATACCATTACAAACAAAACGATCCAAGATGGCCCTCGTATTTTTGTAAGTTCTTTTAATTGGACTTATGTAGATACAGGGGAAGCAGCCGTTTTAAAAGTTGATGTTTCAGCTCTGTCCACTTATCCGGGTGGAGCTGGAACCTCTTGTACTGACGTTCGTATCAATAAAGTCTGGTTTTCCACGGTTGGTGTGTCTGTAAAAATCCTTTGGGATGCAAGTACAGATGTTATGGCTTTGGAACTTCCTACAAACTACCAGGGAATGCTTGATTTTTCGTCTTTTGGAGGCTTAGTCAATACTGCTTCAAGCCCTACCGGGGATATCCGATTCACTACAGTTGGACATGGCTCTGGCGATACTTATTCGATAGTTCTTGAATGCATAAAGGAATTCTAAAGTGCCACAACAGGACACTACTCGTAAAAATGAGTTGGAGCTTGTTTCGATACGCGGTGAAATTAAGCTGTTGTCCGAGAGAATAGAATCTTTAAAAACGAATGACCTATCTCATTTACAACATTCCATAGATAACATTTACAAAATTCTATGGGGCGTTGCAATTTTGGTACTTGGTCAACTTGCAATAGGACTTAGAATCGCTATCTGGAGTTAATATGAAGGATAGTTGAGGAGACAAATATGGCAACTTCTGGATCGGTTGATTTTAATCTGGACATGGCCGACATCACGGAGGAAGCCTTTGAGAGATGCGGCCTTGAACTTCGTACTGGCTATGACGCAAAAACGGCTCGTAGGTCACTCAATTTGCTTTTTGCAGATTGGGCTAATCGTGGTCTTAATCTATGGACCATTGATGAAATAACGCAAACCGCAGCCCAGTTATCCACTTCTTCTGCAGTTGCAACCTATCCCATAGGTACGATTACCCTTACCGTAGGCGCATCAGGAAGCTTTAGTGTGGGTGAAACCATTACTGGAGGCACCAGTAGCGTTACCGCAGAAATAATTACACTTCCTTCTGGCACCACCATGACTATTACGGTGCCAAGCGGTACATTTACTGCTTCTGAAACCATTACAGGTTCCTCGAGTTCCGCAACTACTACCGTATCGTCTGTCCCAAGTTTGGCAGATGTCCAGGCGACAGTGGACATTTTAGAAATGGTGATTCGACGGGATGGTGAAGATATTTCTATGTCTCGAATAAGTCGTTCTCAGTTTCTCAATATACCTAAGAAAACGACACAGGGACGACCTACGCAGTTTTATGTAGCTCGACAGATTACGCCCACTATTACCGTTTGGCCTGTACCGGAAAATTCCACCGATTCGTTGATTTATTATCGTATTAAGCGAATTCAGGATGCCGATGCTGGAGTGGACAACGCAGATATACCGTTTAGATTCTTACCGTGTCTGGTGGCAGGATTGGCGTATCAAATTGCAATGAAAAAATCGCCACAACGAGTGCAGGTTTTAAAAATGGTGTATGAGGAAGAATTTGAACGTGCGGCTTCTCAGGATATTGACCATGGGGTGTCTTTACGTTTGGTTCCGACTTATCAATCATTGAGGGTTTGACCATGGCATACAATGAAGAAGCATTGGCAAGGTACATGTTAGAGACAGGGAAGGTTCCACAGGAAGGAGAGGTTTTCTTCAGTTCTGCAGGTGAACTCTATGAGACGCAATCTGAAGAAGGGCTAGAAGCAATGCGTGCTGAATTAGAGCTTTTAGATTATGAAGAAAAGAAAAAACGGTTGGGAAGTAAACAGCTCTCACGTCAAAGAGGCTGGGAACCATCAATGGAAGGTGCTGGAACCATTGATGAGCGTCGTGCGCCCAGAGTCCCAGAAGAACCGCCCCTTACGCTTGGGAAAATAGCAAGGGCTATGCTTATTGGATCAACAACAGAGGAGGGTTTGCCCGTACCTGGGGCGTTAGGAGTTATTCCTGCGGTTAGAGCAGCGCAGGGTGCGCGGGCTGTAGCGTCAAGCATACCCCGTGGAGTAGTGACGAAAGCAGGAGAACTTTATAGATATTTACGAGGACGACCAATACCAGAACCCCGTATGCCTCGTCCAGAATATCATGTTCCGCCGAGAGCCGACCGAACACAAGCTCGCATAAAGCCTGATGTAAGAACACGGAAAAAGCCTAAAAATCCAACAGAAGCGGAGTTGCAAGCCTATCGAGAAGGTACCATTACAAGAGAAGAGCTTTTTGGTGGACCAACTTTTAAAAAAGGTGGTCTAGCTCGTAAAAAAAATATCGATGGAAAAGCCACTCAAGGCAGAACTGACCCGAAGTATTTCTAAATGGCTGAAACACGAAAAGGGAGAATAAAGCTTCTTGACCGACCTTTCAGAGAAGGTCGTGTTGAGGCTTCTATAGAAGGCGATACAAGACCTTTATGGAAGGGATTTAGAGCGAGCTTAGATTATTCCACGCCCAATAAAAGGGGTGGTTCCAGAAGGGTTGGACTTACATATCATTCAGATGATGATTCAATTGGTGGGGCCATCGAATGGAGATTTAAAAAAGGTGGCCTAGTTCGTAATATCGATGGAAAAGCCACTCAAGGCAGAACTAACCCGAAGTATTTTTAAATGGCACGTTACGCAAGTGGAAAACATGCTCTTGGGATCTCAGACAGGTCTGGGAGAGCTTATCATTTAACAAAGATGCTTCGTGAATGGAACGGTCTTTTGGTGGGAAGAGATGAATATGAGTCTAAACAACCTCAATTGACTCCTTCTCGAGCTGATCCAGACCCACAAGCATTAAAGATAAGCCGTCCTGACAGGACTGAACCTCCTGTAGAGGTCTTATTACCCTTTAATTCGTTTAAATCCGGTTCCAGTGGGTCTGCAACTATTACTGTCACGGAACCTGGACACGGTAGAAGTACCGGCGATACGGTTCGATTCAGGGATGTAGAGGCGTTTGATGGCTTTACGGAAGCGGTTATAGAGGGAGCAAGTGGCTATAGCATTACAAAAGTGGATGACGATAGTTATACCTTTTCCGCGAGTAGTGGAACCGCAACTACAGGAAGCGTCAAAGGAGGCGGCGGATTTGCCTCTGCCGGCCCTGTAACAGTGAGTTCGTAATATGGCATTTACATTTACAACTTTAAAAACGGCGATTCAGGACTATACGCAGAATACCGAGACAACTTTTACAGACCAGTTGACTCGATTCATTCTGAATTCAGAAGAACGTATTCTGAAAGAGTGTCAATTGGATGTGTTTCGTAAGAATTCTCAGGGAACAGTTACTTCATCCAATCGATTTTTGACTAAGCCAACGGATTTTCTGGCTCCTTTTTCTTTAAGTGTGATCAACAGTTCCAAAAACGAGTTTCTGTTGTATAAGCATGTGACCTTTTTACAGGATTACACGCCGAATACGAGTACGACAGGTGTGCCTCAGTATTATGCTGATTTTGATGATACGACTTTCCTATTGGCACCTACTCCGGATGATGGATATACCATGGAACTTCATTATTTTTATAGGCCCCAGTCGATTACAGAGTCTTCAGATGGTACAAGCTGGCTTGGAACCAATGCAGAATTGGCACTTTTATATGGCGCCTTGGTGGAAGCCTATACTTTCATGAAGGGAGAACAAGACTTATTAGGCTTGTATAACTCGAGATTCCAGGAATCTCTGCAATGGCTGAAGAACCTTGGAGAAGGTGAAAACTCCCGAGACCAGTACCGTTATGACAGTCTAAGGAGAGATGTCGCTTAATGTTTGATATGGAGGGAAATGTTGGAGCGGTTACGGTAATTACCACTACAAACCGTGGCATGAATGCAGAAGAATGGGCAGAAACTGCTGTCCGTAGAATTGTGTCTGTATCCATGAATTCTCCAATGCCCATCCGTGAACAAGCATTTGCTTTTCGTGAGCAGGTCAAGACGATCCTTATTCAATACTTCAAGAAAGTGGCTCAAAGTGAACGAACAACCATACGTGCCGTTCTGGAAAAAGAAGGGTATTTCGACTTAGCGAAGCAATTAGAGGTCCTTTGACATGGCTTTTACCGGAAACTTCATGTGTACGTCTTTCAAGAAAGAGCTTATGGAAGCTAAGCACGATTTCTTAAATAGTGGCGGCGACACTTTTAGAATTGCGTTGTATAGCAATAGTGCCTCTTTCACTGCAGCTACGACAGCTTATACGGCAACTAACGAGATCACTGGTACAGGTTACACGGCTAAAGGCAATTCGCTAACCCGCGTAGATCCTTCTACCAGCGGTACGACTGCGTTTACCGATTTTTCGGATAGCACTTGGACTTCTTCCACTCTTACGGCGCGGGGAGCACTTGTTTTTAATGATTCGGCCAGTGGTGATCCATCCGTTATCGTGTTGGATTTTACTGCGGACAAGTCTTCCAGTTCAGGGGATTTTACGATTGTCTTTCCTGCTGCAGATGCCAGTAACGCGATTATAAGGATCGCTTAATGGCAGCGATTACAGGCTGGGGGCGCAGTACCTGGGGTTCAGGCACCTGGGGCGAAGCCTTTCCTGTCTCTGTTACGGGTGTCGCTGGCACAGGTGCCGTTGGTTCTGTAACCGTTGAGCTTAGTATTGATGTTTCTGTAACAGGTGTTGCGGGAACCAGTGCGGTTGGATCTGTAACGGTTACTGAAGGAAGCGGTGTAACCGTTTCTGTAACGGGTATTGCTGGAACGGCTGCGGTTGGATCTGTAACGGTTGAAGGTGATGCCAACGTCAGCGTAACGGGTATTGCAGGCACTGGTTCTGTAGGTTCTGTAACGGTTGAAACTGATGCTAACATCAGTGTAACGGGTATTGCTGGAACGGCTGCGGTTGGATCTGTAACGGTTGAGGGTGATGCTAACGTCAGTGTAACGGGTGTATCGGGTACAGGTGAGGTAGGACTTGTTCTTGTTTGGGGCATTATAGATGATTCTCAAACACCTAATTGGAGTGCCATTGATGACTCACAGTCTGCTTCATGGTCAGAAATAGATGATTCCCAGACGCCTGATTGGTTAGATATAGCAGCATAAAGGTAACTTAGATATGGCAAGTACATACACAGCTAATCAGGGCCTCGAAAAACCGGCAACGGGTGATCGTTCCGGAACTTGGGGGACCATGACAAATACGAACATGGATATGTTGGACCGGTCCATTTCAGGGGTGGGCGCACTTAGCCTGACAGGTACGACTACTACCTTAACCACGTCAGAGGGTTCTGCTTCAGACGGGAACTATAAGGTTCTGGTACTGGGTGGAAGTCCGAGTGGCACGAATACTATTACGTTAAGTCCCACCGACGCGGATAAATTGTATTTTGTGGTCAATGCCACCGGCCAAAGCGTAATTTTTTCACAAGGCACTGGTGCGAATGTCACGATTGCCAATGGCGCGGCTGACATCATCTACGCGGATGGTGCGGGAAGTGGTGCAGCCGTAGCAAGTTTGCTGGCTAATGACCTTGTTTTTAAGACAGGTGATGGCGTAATTCTGAATCTTCAGACCTCTGATACGACGGTAACGGCTGCAAGTGTTCTGGGTCGTTTGAATTTTACAGCGCCCGATGAAGCCAGTGGGACTGATGCCATCCTCCTGGCCGCATCCATCGCCGCTATTTCAGAAGGCACCTTCGCGGCAGATAACAACGCTACCAAGCTCTCGTTCTTGACTGGTGCGTCAGCGGCGGCGTCGGAAGTGATGTCCATATCGTCGGTCGGTAACGTGACGATGAAAGAAACCGAAACCGGTGACGACACGCCGATGACCCTTGCGTTACAGACTGGTGAAGTGGACATAGCAGCCTCCGATGTACTCGGGAAGATTGAGTTCAATGCTCCTGACGAAGGCACTGGCACTGACGCTTTGCTCGTTGCCGGGGCTATAGATTGCGTCTCCGAAGGGGACTTCAGTTCAAGTTCTAACGCCAGCAAATTGTCATTCAGAACTGGCGCGTCCGAAACAGCTACTGAGAAAATGCAGATCAGTTCAACCGGCAACGTGACGATGAAACAAACGGCCACGACCGATGACACGCCGATGACGTTGCTGTTGCAGACGGGTGAATTGGATGTCGCCGCCTCCGATGTACTCGGGAAGATTGAATTCCAAGCACCAGATGAAGCTACTGGCACTGATGCCATACTTGTTGCCGGGGCTATCGACTGCGTGAGCGAAGGCGATTTCAGCAGTTCGTCGAATGCCTCGAAGTTGAGTTTCAGAACTGGCGCGTCTGAAACTGCGACCGAGAAAATGTCGTTGTCTTCTGGCGGTAATTTAACGCTACCAACAGACGGGGTTGTCATTAATTTGGGTGCAGATAGCGACGTAACGTTAACTCACAGTGCGGATGTCGGATTAGTTTTAAACACAACGGGAAATAATGATACTTCGCTTATAATAAAATCAACGGCGGCAGATGCGGGGGCAGCGCCAAACCTTTATTTGACACGAGATTCAGGTAGCCCCGCCGATGCCGACCTGTTGGGTAATATAATTTACAACGCTGACAACGACGCGGGAGAAAACACTACCTTTGTTCAAGCATATGCAACGGCGCTCGATGTAAGTGACGGCTCTGAAGACGGCGACCTCAAGTTCCAAGTGGTCACAGCCGGTAGTTACACAACACCGTTAACTTTGAGAGGCTCTGGGATCATCATTCCAGACGGTGGCACCATTGGTAGTGCTTCAGATACCGATGCGATACAAATACGGTCTGACGGGAATATCGGTATTAATGCAACGGCATCCGACACAAAGAAAGTAACTGTATATGACAATACGACCACCGACCAACTGATGAACATGTATCAAGACAACGCTTCTAATGCTCTCATTGCAGTACAGATTACGAATGACGGGACGGGGATTGGACTTTATTCACAAAATGCAGGTACGGGTTCAGCGGTTTACGGATACAACACTGGTGCCTCTGGAATTGCAACACGGGGCCATTCTGTTGCCGGCTTCGGTGGATACTTTGCTACTGCAAATGCATCCTCGGTCGGATGTGCTGGTTTTGCTGCTGTTACTTCTAATTACGGTTATTTGGGCTACTCCACGAATGGTCTCCTTGCGTCATCCGTCTATTGCGTCGGAGCAATGTACAAAGGCTCAGGCACGTTCCGTATCCCGCACCCACTGAAGTCAGAAATCGAAGACGAACCGTGGGATCTTTGCCATAGCTTCATCGAAGGACCGCAGTGTGACCTGATCTATAGAGGCAAAGTTGATCTTGTTGACGGCCAAGCCAGCATTGATATGGATAGTCATTATGGGATGACGCAGGGAACTTTTGAGTGGCTCACAAAAGCTGACGAAGTGCAGACGTTTACGTCTAATGAAACAGGATGGGACGCAGTCCGTAGTAGTTTTTCTGGAGACACAATTACGATTGAATGCCAAAATTCCTCCTCTACGGATACGATAAGTTGGATGGTAATTTCTGAACGTGGTGACCCCAATATCATTGGAAGCACGATTACAGATGATGAAGGTAATTTGCTAATTGAACGACCAAGCGAACCGGAACCACCTGCACCACTACCAGCAGAGCCGCCGTTAGATCCTTAAACATGAGCAGCCTATGAAGAATGAATATCGTGTCGATTTTTAAGAATGGATATTGGAATTTTCGAGGGCGGTGCAATCGCCGTGTGCCTTGGGCTGGTGGGGACAATGTGGGGCTTCCTGCAAAAACTCGTCAGCAGCAAACTGCGCGAGCAATATGAGATTATCGTGAAATTGATAGATCGAATAAATCGCTCAGACGAGGCTTCAGAAAGACGGCACAATGCGCTGATAGATAAAACCGACGAATTGGAAAATGCTACTAACATTCGTAATCTCGGCGGACTACCACCGGGCTTACCACCAGGAGTGGGTTTACCACCGGGTTTCTACGGTAAACAGAACTTACCACTAGGGCTAGGTTCCCCACTGGGCTTACCACTGGGACCGGGTTTACCACCGGGCTTACCACCGGGACTCGGCGTATTACCACCGGGCTTACCACCGGGTTTCCCAGGACCGGGCTTACCACCGGGACTTGGCGTATTACCACCGGGCTTACCACCGGGTTTCCCAGGACCGGGCTTACCACCGGGTTTCCCACCAGGACCGGGCTTACCACCGGGAGGGGGCTTACCTTCACCATTACAAACACCAACACCGACACGCGCAAGCTTACCGCAAGCTCCGATAGGACCCGGCGTACCAGGATTAGGAGCATTAACACCACCACTAGGTGGTCAACCTTTCCAACCACTATTTGGAGGAAGTCCGTCACCTATATCGACGGGTGTAGGACCCGGCGTACCAGGATTAGGAGCGGCCACACCTTCACCATTAGGAGGGCAGGGCTTACCTTTAGGAGCGGGTTTACTACCAGCAATAGGAACTCCGGGTCGTCAACCTTTCCAACCACCTTTTGGTCTGGGTCCGGGTAATATACCTCCTGGTGGGCTAGGGAACTTTGGAAATGCTTTTGGTGGCACCCTTCAATGGCCTTATGGACCAAGATAATTGGAGCACTATCCAAAAAAACTAGCTTTCTTCAGGGCTAATATCAAGACGTGGGGCGTTAGATAGATGTTTTTTGGTCCACCCTCAAGTGGAATGTCATCGGCTGCGGGAGGGGTGTGGGGGAGGCTAGCGACCCCCCGCACCTACATTCGAAATGAGTTCACTGGAGGGTGGGAACTGGACGAGGCTTCGGGGGGAACGCCCAAGCCGGAAGTCGATTATTCTTACTACTTCTCGCCAGCGCATCGAGCCTTACGCGCAGCAGAAGCACGAAAAATTGGTGAACGCGCTGGCGAGCCTATCATTCCTCCCGGTTTTGAAGGGTTCGTAAAATCGGATCTGTTTGATATATCACGCCTTCCAAAATACCCCACCTATGAAGAGTCAATGGCGGTTTACGATGCCGAGCGCGCTGATTTACCGCCGGTCAGTGGGCCATTCCCCACCATCCGCAACGAATTTTTCAGGATACAGCCGGGCGTCTACGATTGGGAAAAGCGCGAGTACGGGGGTCAACTGCAATATCTTGATCCTGTATTACCGTCGATGCTTAACCTTAGTCGCGGATCGTGGAAAAAAGTAGATGATTCGCCCGCCATTCGCCGCTTGGCGTCAACGCCAAATTTATATGCCTCGTTCTATCCACGCGGCGGACGCGGTGCCGAATATACATACTGGAAGAGAGCGATCCAGGAAGCCGTGGCTAACCCGAATAAAGGGCCGGGTCCACAACAGAGATCGCTGGGTATAGGGGGGAGAGTCTACGCGCAGAGTAGAGCACTATTGGAACGCCCGTCTAGTAAGGGGATTTTTGGGTTGCCCGGTCCCGTCAGTGGAATTCTACAAGGGGCTCTTCTGGGCGCAGGTGCGGGGTACATAGGAAGCACCGTTGCTGCTGCTGCAGCAGCAGGTCTTCCACAAACCGCTTTGACGGCAGCTACTGCGGCCAATGTAGCCACGTCCATACCCGATGTTACGAACCCCAACACCAACATAGGCCCCCTAGCTACGTTTGCGTCCGCCTTTTTACCCGGCGGAAAGTTTATAGCCCCTGTCGTAGGGGCAGGCACAGGTTATGTTTCTGGTGGCCCAACAGGCGCTCTTTTCGGTGGGCTTAGAGGCTTAGGAGCAGCTTATACGGCGGGAGAACTCGCCGCACCGTCTCCCACACCTCCAAGTCTTTTCATTCCCAGCACACAGGGTGTTTATAGCGGACTTGGTTCCTTGGGGACCGCTGCCAATGTTCTAGGTTCTCCTGGAGGACAATTTTTAACCACTATAGGCCAAAGTTTAGCTACTCCTACACCTACACCACAAACAATTGGTGCTCTAGCTCCGGCTGGGCTTACTGCAGCTCTAACTGCTGGGGCGGCACTTACACCTTCCAATGTTCCATACACTTATGAACCTTCTTATATAGGAAAGGCACTAGGTCCTAACTTCCTGAATCAAATAGAAAGGGGAATTGCTTCCTTGGGACCAGGAACTGCTGCACCTTCCCCTAGAATTAGGTCTCTTGATCCTAACTTCATGAACCAGTTTGAACGAGCCAAATTGGGATTAGCGTAATGCCTTTAGCTAAAGTTGTATTTCGACCGGGCATCAATAAAGAGACGACTTCCTACGGAAGCGAACAGGGGTGGTTCGACTCGAGCCTTATTCGTTTCCGTAAAGGCCGTCCAGAGAAAATGGGAGGTTGGCAAAAACTTAGTTCCAATACGATCCAGGGAATCCCTCGCTCCATGCATGTATGGGCTGCATTGGATGGCACCAAATATATGGGCATGGGAACTGAGTCAAAGATGTATGTCGAAGAAGGTGGCGCCTATAACGACATTACGCCTATTCGTAGCACTGTCACTTTGTCTTCCAACCCTTTTAAAACAGGGAGTGCCAGCAGCGGCACAGTCACCGTGACGCATATTGCTCATGGGGCTAATACCGGAGATTTTGTAACTTATACCGGCGCTACGACTACGGATGGCATTACAGCAGCCCAGTTAAATCTGGAATTTGAAATAACGGTAGTCAACAGTAACAGCTATACCATTTCCACTGCTGGCAGTGCGTCCTCTGGTTCTACTGCAGGAGGTGGAACACCCATTGCGGCGTATCAAATTAATGCAGGTTTAACCATGGCGGTGTCTGGTCCAGGTTGGGGTGCAGGCTTATTTGGAGGCATTATAGCGGGTGCCTCAGAAACCTGGCTGGACGGCGCTATTTCCGATTCCGAGACATCGTCCATTGTTTTAACCAGTGCCTCGTCCTTTGAGACAGCAGCCACTACGCTTTCCGGTGCGCTTACGGTTGCCAGTACCACGGTTTCCCTGGCGGATTCTACTGGAATGCCTTCCAAAGGGACTATTTTAGTAGACAGTGAGAAGATTATTTACGGCACTAATGCGGGAAATATGCTAGGTGATATTACCCGAGCAGCGGATGGCACCGCGGCAGCAGTGCACAGCGACGGCGCTACCGCTACCTTTGTGGGCCTTATATTAATCAACAACGAGCTTATTCAATATACCGGCAAGTCTTCCAACACCCTTAACGCAGGCATTGTAAGAGGAGTCCGTGGCACCACGGCAGCAGCTCATTCAGATGGCGACGTTGTAAAAGAAGCGAATGCTTTTGTCGGCTGGGGCCAAGCAGCTCCAATTTCGGCTTCCGGAGGACAGCAATTACGATTGTGGTTCCAGGATAACTGGGGTGAAGATTTAGCTTTTAATGTTTTTGATGGTGCGCCTTACTATTGGGATGAAACGCTGGGTGTTTCCAACAGGGCCACGACATTTGCTTCTCAAACAGGTGCCTCAGCTACCCCTACCATTACTCGTCAAATCATGGTTTCCGGTACAGATCGCCATATCATTTGTTTTGGATGTAACCCCAGAGGAGAAACGGAGCAGGATATGCTCCAGATCAGGTGGTCTGATCAGGAAAGTCCTTTTGACTGGACGCCTACCGCAACCAATACAGCTGGTTCACAGCGCATTTCTTCTGGTTCCAAGATCATTCGAGCACAGAAAACGCGCCAGGAAATATTGATATGGACTGATGTCAATCTTCATACCATGCGGTTTGTGGGTCCACCACTGACATTTGGTTTTTCTCTTTTAGGCAGCGGAGTCTCCCTTATTTCTCCAAATGCATTGGCTTCTGTTGGAGACCGTGTATTTTGGATGTCCAGGGAAAATTTCCATGCCTATTCCGGACGTATAGAAACGGTTCCATGCACCGTTTTGCGTTATGTTTTTGATGACATAAACATAGAGCAAAGTAGAAAGTTTTTCGTGGCCCCGAATAAAATGTTCGATGAGGTGATTTGGTTTTATGTGTCTTCAGATGCCACTGAAATTGACCGTTACGCCAAATTCAATTATGTAGAAGGAACCTGGGACATTGGTACATTGTCCCGAACGGCGTGGACGGATTATGGTATTCATGACTATCCGCGTGGCGCCGGCTCTTCCAGTGGTACGCAATACGTCTATATCCATGAAAACGGACAGGATGACGACGGCTCTGCCATGACCTCTTATATAGAGTCTGCCGATTTCGATTTAGATCCGGACGGCGATAAGTTCATGTTCCTCAGCCGTTTGATACCGGATATCGATATTACGACAACCACTAATGCTTCTGTAAATTACGTCATAAAAACAAGAAATTATCCTGGTGAGTCCTTGTCCACCAACTCTACTAATGAAGTTGTAAGCACTACTACGCAATCTTTTTTGCGGGCCAGAGCCAGACAAGCCACCATTCGTATTGAGAGTTCTTCTACCGATATTGCATGGACTTTGGGCGATTTACGGTTGGAAATTAAACCTGATGGAAGACGCTAATGGCCAAACTGCTTGACCATAGTTTTCCGGATATTGGCGGTGTGGATGTGGGTGCTATCAGTCCTATCACCGGAAAACCACAATTTCTTGAGACTCTACAGCGTATTGTAAGAGATATCGAAATTGCCCTGTCAAAAATTGAATTCCCGTCTGAAGTGGAAGGGAAAGACGAGTCTCGAGCCTTGACCTGGTTCATTAACTGAAATGCCCACTTTTTATAAAAACGCAAAAGTGGACCTGACATCAACGGATGTCACAACGCTGTATACCACGCCGGAAGCCACAACTGCCGTATTTAGGTCTATTCTGGTGGCCGATGACAGTGGTAGTACCTCCACGATTACGCTCACCCTTACGAATTCAGCAGCTGCCGTGTTCGTCCTGTACAACGTCAAAGCGACCGTGGCCAACGGAACAGTAGAATTGCTCACGCAGCCTTTGGTGGTGCTGGAATCCGAGATTTTAAAAGTGACGGCGGCAAATGCCAATAGATTACATGTAGTTGGAAGCTACATAGAAATTTCTTGATATACTAGAGGTGTTTTGATGCAAACAGCCCTTAATTACAGCCAGAATCCGACTCCTCAGTCCATGGCGTATGGGTTGGCGAGTCTGGGTCGTTATGGCGACAGTTACATGGTTCATGCCGCTGAAGGCGAAACCGTGATTCCGGCTGAAATACTGCTTGCCAATCCTCAGTTGAAAGCAGACCTGTTCCGTCAGATGCAGATGATGGGGATAAAAGACCCCAATCGTTACGTGGTGGGCAGCACTCTCAATTCCCTTAATCCTGTCACAGGGCAACCTGAGTTCTTTTTCAAGAAGCTTTTTAAAGCATTCAAAGCCGTAGCACCCGTGATATTTGCTGCTATTGGTGACAGGATTGCTCCCGGATTGGGGGGTATTATAGGTGCCGCGGGGGGTACGAAGTTTCAAGGTGGATCATGGAAAGATGCTTTTGGTGCAGCTGCTACGACTTATGGTCTTCAGACATTGCGCGGTGGACTACAAGGTTATGGTGATGAAGCCCAAGGTGGTTTCCTTGGAGGTGCTACGGCAGCTGCGCAACGACCTTTTCAAGCGGGTCAAGCCATGTTTTCTGATTGGGGCGGTCCCACAAATCCCATAGCCCAAGGCTTCTTAGGACCGTTGGTAACACCTTCAGGTGCTGAACAATTCAGAGCGTTGGGATATGGAGATCAGTTCTATCCCCAATACAGAACAGCCGCTGAAATGGCATCACGCCCAGGAGAACTTGCAGATATCAAAACGGAACTATACGAAGAGTTTCGCGATCAATTATCCCCATCAACACCTGTTACCTCAGATTTTACACCTGTGGTACAAAGTGACTATAAATTTACACCACCCCCTCGTAAAGGTCTTGGAAAAGGTGTTGATATGAAGTCTATTCTTCCTCCAGAACTTACAGGTGCTACGACTCCGACTCCTTGGTATCAACAACCATTACTGGCTGAAGTAGGGCTTCCTTTGGCTGGACAGTTAATTTTTGGAGAGGACGATGGAGATGGAGGAGATGAAGGGGACGCTCGACTTCGTGGAGATCCTGCCTATGCAGAATATATAAGATCCCAAGGAGAAATCCCTGGGTCTGAGGCATTTTACGAAGCGCGTAGAGGAGCAGGCATTTCACGCGGCACCTTAACAGCGAAACAGCTTGCAGTAACCACAGGACTTTCTGAGGAACAAGCCCAAGCTTTTCTAGATCGTAAATATGGCCGGCTTGCTGCTGGAGGTGGTGAGATCACGGGTGCTGGAACAGGAACCTCCGACAGTATTCCAGCCAGACTTTCCGATGGAGAATTTGTAATGACCGCCGATGCCGTCAAGGGTGCCGGCAATGGTAGCAGAGATTTAGGTGCAGCACGGATGTATGACCTGATGTCTCAATTTGAACGAACCGTCTAACAGGAACTACTACGATGCCAGAAACAACCACAGAAACGGCAGTAGTCCGTCAAGCTCCGTATCTGGAAGATATTCAGAAGGAGATACTTGATTACACACTAGCGCGGGGTCAAGTCCCCGTTGGGATCCCTTCTGTCGAAGTAGCGGGTCTCGATCCACTGACGCAACAAGCGATGGCGACGGGTCGTGGTATTGACCAGTTCATGCAGTATTTGCCCACGGGCGCTGAAACAATTGCCGGTGGTCTTGAAACTTTACGGGAACGGGCAGCGGGTGTACCCGCCTTGTTTGGAGAAGCCGCAGAACGGGCTCGAGGTGCAGCGGCAGGATATGCACCGACCACTGCAGCTATCCAACCCTTCATGGACCCTTATCAGCAGCTCGTCACGCGGCAAGCTGTGGAAGAAATGGGTCGTCAAGGGGAATTGGCACGTAATCAAATAAGAGCGCAGCAAGCAGGATTAGGAGGTTTGGGCGGTGAACGAGGTGCATTGCAACTTTCAGAACTTCAAAGAAACCTGACCGAGCAGCAAAGCCGACGTGTTTTTGAAGACATGTCCCGTAACTTCAATCAGGCCCAGAATGCATCACAGACTGCTTTTGAGAACCAACAACGCAGACAGCAGAGTGTTGCACAATTACTGGCTGGTGTAGGACAAGCCAGTGGACAGGAGGCAGTACGCACAAGCGCCGGCATTGGGCAATTCGGCGCATTGCAAACTGGTATAGCTGGCCAGGGTCAGGGTTTGCTTGGCCAGCAAGCACAACTCCAATCACAATTAGGTGCTTTGGGTCAGACCCAGCAACAGCGTATTCTGGATGCAGAACGTCAAACCCAGTTACAACAGGCTTATGAGCCTTTCCAACGCATAGGTTGGATGGCGGATATCTTTAAACCGTCCATTGGTTCAGCCGGTTCTACCCTAGGTGTTTCGACAGCACCTTCCCCAAGCATGCTTTCGTCAGGCATTGGTCTGGGCATTGCGGGACTGGCTCTAAACAACGCGTATGGAAACCCGCTAGGAAATGTTTTTGGTAACCTGTTCGGTCCACAAACATGAGCGCCCTTAAACAGGTTTTAAACAGGCGCTTGTTTCGACACGGTGGAATGCTTGGCCCCGAAGATCCTCAAGGTATTCTTAATTCTTCCAATGCGCTTGCTAACGTGGTTCGCATGCAGAATGGTGGCCAAATACAACTGGGTATGCCGCCCATGGGTAGTCAAGACTTTAGAGCAGCTATGGGTGAGCAGTGGGATGAGTCATGGATGCCTCCAATAAGTCTTCAGGAAGCTCAAACCATGGGCTTAACAGGAGGTGAGGAGCGTTCACGGTTGGGTCTCGTAGACGAAATTGAGGCACCCCCTGAGAGAGACTTAACAGGTGACCTGTATTTCCCGTCCTCTTTAGACTTGGAGGAAGCTTCTAGGACAGCCGCTGACGTGGCTAAGGGGATTGGACTTCCAGCACCTGTGCATGATGACCAAAGAGTTTCTGAGCGTTTAATGTTAGACCAAGAAAGCCAGGCGTGGGAGACGGTCGGAAAAATACCTCGAAGAGTAGGGGAAGAAGCGCCTTTAACACCAGCCAATCAGATAGAGGTGCCAATAACAATTCCTCAAAGAGATGCTATGGGAAATCGCATAGAGGAACCTGTTATAGGGGGTACGCGCGAGGAGGACACTAAAAAGGCTGTTGACCAAATAATTGCGGAAGAAGGGATGGATATTTCTGGAGGTTATCTATCGACTGGTCCAGAGGTTGTAAAAGAGGTTGTACCAGAGAAAGAGGTTGTACCAGAGAAAGAGGTTGTACCAGAGGTTGTAAAAGAGGTTGTCCTTGATGGAGAACCGGCTTTAACACCAGCAGACATTCTCAGTAGAGATTCTATCAATGCTTTAGGAAAACATCTGGAAAAAGACAAAGTCCCTGACCAAAATAAAGAAGCGTTGAAATTTTCTATTGAGAAATTCAAACAAGACTTTATAGACGCGGCACCAGAATATGAAGGGAAAACAGACTTTGAAAAAAGTATGACGCTGGCCAAGTTAGGAATGTCCATAGCCGCAGGTAGAAGTCCCCACGCAATACAGAATATTGCCAACGGCTTTTTGGCAGTTGCTGACCAGTTTACTACTGATGACAAGCAAAAACGGGCATATGAGCGACAAGTTAATCTTTCTGCCCTTCAATATAGTTTTGGCAGATTGAAGGAAAATAGGGTCGAGGCGAGAGAAATTGCCAAGGAAGGTCGTGCTATACACTGGATGAGCGCCAGTAAAGATTTCAAGAATCCTATGACAGGAGAACTAATAGAGGCTGGTTCAGAATTTGTAATTCCATTAGAGGAGCTTAGAAGCGGTGTGTGGCAAACGCAGCTACAGAAAGGGAACTTCACCCTTACAAGTAATTATCTCGAGAAGTTAAAAGTTCTAGCGACAAATGCCAAGGCAACTGCTGTTCAGGTAAAAAATACTCTTAGATATGTAATAGGCCAAGAGGGCGCTCTCGATCAAAAGGAGTATATGACGGAATGGGCAAAGTATGTAGAAAACGTAGAGGGATTAACAAAAGGTGCAACCATCCTAACTCTTCTTGATGTCATGGGAGGCCAGTTACAAAGCGGTCAAGTAACAGGAGCCGTTCCCTACCTAGCCAGAAAATGGGCGAGGATTAATGCCCTTTTAAACTGGGGTGGTAAAGGAAATATAACTGTCGATGGAAAGGAAAGCGCACTCACAGCAGGCGAACAACAACTATACCGCGCTGTAGACCAGCTTAAGGATATAACTGGCGACGCAACACAGTCAGATATCAATGCTGCAACTATGCCTGGTAACTATTTAGATGAGGCGGGCAAGGAAACAACTCATCAAGGCTTTGAAGAATTAGGTATTGATAGCATCAAATATTTTGACCGTGCTCAGGTAGTTGCCAATTTGATGATTAAAGAACTGTTAGGAGAAGGTTCTAAAAACATATCCAATATTGACAGGCAATTGGCACAGGAGATTGTAGGACTGGTAACTGATATGCAAGCTGCAACCGAGCCTACAGAAGTTCTTCAAGCAAGAATAGATCGTGTCAGGCAAAGAGTTCTTCATACATTTGAAAGTAATGTGGCAACGATGCAGCAATTTGAGAAAATGTACGAGTCTGTCTACCGCGCTGTTCCAGGGAAAGGAGAAGGAATACCATTTGATGTGGTGCCAGTTCTCCCAGAATTCACAAAGAGGAGAGAAAAGGCATTTAAAGAGGTGGAAGCACTGAGAGAGGGTCTTCCCGAAGGCGCAATTGGCCCTTCACAACAATTAAATGTCTTTGATTTTATAACGCGAGGTCCTGACGGCAACCTTATGTGGATAGGGCAAGGTTAGTTATGGTTACGATGACCGCCCCTTCCGGCCAGATCCTTAATTTTGGAGATGCCTCTCAAGAAGAGATGCTTGAAGCATTAAATTTTCTTGATAAGAATACGGATATTTTAAAAGAGCCACCAAGTGTTGGTGCTCCCCTTGATCGACCTTTTGAACTTACCGAAGCACCCAGAATTGATGCACCTTCAAGACAGGAGCAGCAACGCCGTATAGCAAGAGAAAAAGAAGCCGTTATCCCTGAAATAAAAGATTTATCCTTTCGTTATGCCTATGGACGTATGGACCGAAGGGATGAAAAACTCGGCTATCTAGCAAGAGAATTTGGTATAGATGCTGTTACAGAAGAAAGCCCTAATGTATTTACCATTGACCAGGGCAAGGTATCTCCTGAAGTTAGAGAAAGGTATGGATTAACCTCTTCCGGTAAAATATTCGCCGATAAACCTGGCTTTTCCTGGGTTGACCTCATGGACTTTGCCGGCGAAGCTGGTCCTTCTTTAGGTGCTTCAATGATCGCAAGTATGGCGGTTGTAGGAATGACAGCATGGCCAGCAATTCTTACAGTGGGCGCTGTGGCAGGTGGCGCAAAAGCAATAGACGAGGCAGTCGAACACCTGCAGGGTTTGAATAAGCAATCTATAGGAGAAGTAGCTACTGCTGTAGGATTTGAAGCTCTTCTTATGGGTGTATTTGGAGAAGGAGTAGGCAGAGTAGCAACACGTATGCTGGGAGCTATTTTCAAGGGAAGTGGTCCAAAAGTCAGTCAAGAACGGGTGGCTGAATTAATTGAAGGAGGTCTTACTCAAAAAGAAGCGATAAAAGCTGCCAAAGAGGAAATCAAAGCAAAATTTTTCACAGCAATTGAAGGTGGAGCACGTCCCACAGTAGAAGCTGCAGCTGGTAAGGCAATTGCAGCTAGAGCATTGGCTATTAATGAAAAAATCATACCCAATCCAGGTGTGGGAAGGTCTAACGTAGCTTATGTCAAGAAGGTTTTAAATGATCTTACTGAAGGAAAAATCACAGAGACAGAAGCAAAAGATGTTCTCAAGGATCAAGCGCGCGTCGTCGCAAATCTTATCAATAACGAATTTAAAGATCCCAAGAAAGCTTTGCAAATGACCCAGACGGCTGTGTACGACATAATTAAAAAGGATCTTGATCAATTAGTAGATAACTTCAGTCCCATAACAGGTTTTCCAACTGATTTTGTCGAAGCCGCTAAATTAAACGCAAGATTGTTTACTGATTCAACTTCTCAATTGTACAAAACAGCAGAAGATTTAATAGGCTTGGAAGCTAAAAATTTTCCTGCTGGAGCAGCACCCGTTTATGAAAATGTTGTAGACCAGACCGGAAAAATAATCGGTAGACAGGTGACTAAAGAAGGAGAAGGTATACTAGGGGCCATTGCAAAAGCCGAATCAGATAATGAATTTTTGGAATTATCTAGTAGTTTATTTCAACAAATTAAGACAGCAGGCAAATCTCCCACTATTGGAGCCGCTGGAATACCGGGGGAACAAATAGGAACATTTAGTCTGCATCAATTACAACAGATGAAACAGGCGTTGCGTTTAGCTGCTGGAGATCCTGAATTGGTTCCGGTCGCTGGTCAATCTTCTATAGCCCATGTCATACGATCTGTAGATGACACGTTGGATGCCAAATATAACGAATTAGCTGAACTTATTTTGAGACCAAGCACGGCAAATCTTGGTCTGCCAACAAGTAAAGTGTCCCAGCAACAATTATTAGAGGGTCTTACTCAATGGAGAGAGGCCAATAAGATATGGGCTGCGGGACAAGAGCAATACAACAAAGCATCCGTAAACATGCTGGTTAAAAATACTGAACAAGGCTATTTTTCAAGTAATAGAAGTGTCTTGGACACCATAGTTCAAAAAGGTGATGTGGTTAATTTAAATAATTATTTAAATGCTGTTACTCCTTCAAAGAACAATATCCTTGCTCTCACACAATCTGGAGTAGCCGGAAAACTAGAACGGGCAAAAGCACTTATTAGTCGAACCGAAGAAGTTACTAAACCTGATGGAACTACGGCTAAATGGTTTACTGCTAATACAGAGGAGATAGCTGCTTCTAATCAACTAATAGAAAGCATTGGAGCTGGTAAAGTTCTTCCTAAAACAAACGAATGGCTTGGGGATATTAAAGTACCAAATAAGTACAAACATCTTGATTTGGAAGAAAGAATACAGGCATTGGATGACTCCATTATTTTATCAAGAATGGGAGCTGACCCGGATCTGATTAGAAAATCTGTACGCCATGATTTAGCCAGAACCTGGATAACCAGAGCCGTAGAATTATCCCCAGGTGAATTTCAAACCATTAATCCTGCTACTTTTGCTAAACAATACTTCATGTTGAGCCAACCCATGAGAAAGGCTCTTTTTGGTGAATCCGCAGAGAAGATGAATAACATCGTTAATGACTTTTATATTGTGGGAAATAAAAATGCGGAGCAGTTGTTTGAAAGGCTTCCTTCTTTGAAAAATGAATCTCTGATAAAAGAAATAGATGAACTTAAAAATGTGGTAGATGACACGTTAGAATTCAGTAAATCTGAATTAAACAAAGCCATAAACAGTGGGTCAATTCCAATTCCTGGAGCTGTGGTAGCTGGAATTCTAAAAAATCCCAGTTTGTATAAAAGATTACACAATCAGGTAGGAGAGGATGTACTTAATGCTCCTGGAGGCGTTAAGGACATGGTTATGAGAAATCTTCTGCAGGATCCCTTTGAACAATTGAGACTCCCAGGAGGTCAGTCTGCAGAGTTTGTTCAAAGTGGTCAGTGGGGAGCCGCACTGAAAAAAGCAATTACAGCACAAAACAAAGAGGGTGGACTGACCACTGTTCTTGGAAAAGACACTGTAGAAGCACTCACCAAATTAGCTGATGATGCTATCTCTATTTCAGATGTTCCTATTAAAGGTTTTGCTGCTCTGGCTGGTGCAACGGCAGGTATTGCTATTTATACCGGCATCGTGGCTAGTTTAGTTAATATATCTCTTCTGCTTCCTTCTTTGGGAGCCTTGGGTACAGCCTATGTAACAGGACGACTCTTACGAAATAAGACGATGTTGAAACTAATGACTTCTCCCCGCTTCCGAACTTCAGAATATGAAAAAGCCATAAAGGCTGGTGCAGTTATTCCTCCTCCTGCCACACAAAGAGAAGCAGGTAAAATTGTTTATGCCATAAATAGATCCCTTCCTCTTCTTAATTCATGGACGGCAGAGATAATGCAGAGTGGTTTATTGACAGTTCCTATGAAAGAAGAGTTCGGTAGAGGTAGAACCATGGTTGCTCCAGTAATGGAGGATGCTGCCAGACAAATTCGACAAGATATTCCTCTTAGTGCTGTTCCTCCAGGGGTGTCTCCTGTCGGCGTCCCTCCAGAGACTGCCCCCGGCCAAATGACCGCTGCAGTTACCCCGGGCCAACCGCCTGCTGCAGTTGCCCCCGGCCAAATGACCGCTGCTGATGTCGAAAGGCAACGAGTAATGAATCAACTTGCAGGTTTACCAGCTTAATAGGTAGTAGTTATGGATGAGGCAGAAAAAGAAATTGCAAGAAATATGGGCTATCTTGAAGCCCAACGCATGCGGGACGCAATTAATAGAACCCAGCGCGCTAGACTAAAGTCAATAAATAAGCGAAAAGAAGCAGGTACATATATCGAACCGACACCAGAACAATTGGCTAATCCCGATCCCGCTTATAAAAGAAGGATGGAGACAGAGCAGAGGAACTTGGATAGAGCAAACGAAGCAATAAGATTCCGTACAAGTGGTGAGTTCGCACAACAGTATGCTCCACCACCCACTACAAAAGCTAAAGGTGGTCTTATTAAATCTTCTCGTAAAAAATCCTACTCTATCTATGGTATTGCTACACGCGGTAAGACCAAACCTAAATATTTCTGATTGTAATGCCCAATGAAATCCAGGCCCAAGTTCTAAAGCCATTTGGTCCACGCATTTTAAAGGCGCTCGTTCCTAAAGCCATTCTTGATACGCTCAATGCCCAGTGCGATGAGATCGCAGCTGGCTCCGACCATGACGAACTTGATGTTTCCAATGACCTGGTGGGTCATGTGCAGGAAGAATGGTCATGTGACATTGAACAAGTACCTGATTTTGGAAACATGCTTTTTCTTTTGACCAAGGGGCTGTATGAGAATTTCATCACCGAAAGCGGACAACAGCAAACCGATGCCCCTACCAGTCTTGTCATACACAAAAGCTGGTTCGTTCGTGCATTTGAGAACGACTACAACCCCACTCATATGCACACAAGCGGCAGTTATTCCTGTGTACTGTATCTAAAAGTTCCGGATACCATCTCCGACACCAACAGCAAGAACGTCAATAAAACAGTCACCGAAGGCTATATTGATTTCGTCTACGGGGCTTCCCTGGTGTGTTGTGCCGGCAATCTTTGCATTAAGCCTGAAGTAGGCGACCTTTACATTTTCCCTGCGTATTTGTTCCATACCGCTTATCCCTTCTATGGCCCTGATGAACGTCGTTCATTCTCCACTAACATGTCTCTTATGGTCGATAATAAATGAAATCAGTAATCCTGTTCTTAGTGTTGATTGCCTCAACGCAAGTCTCCTTGGCGCAGCAGAAATTCAACCCCTATTCAGGTGAATGGGAAACTGTAAGACCTGGGTCAACGCTTCAATACAATCCTTACAGTGGGGAACATGAGTATGCTCCCCAAGATGCTCGACCGACCTTTAATCCTTACAGTGGGCAGCATGAACTTGCTCCCAGAGATGCTCGACCGACCTTCAATCCTTACAGTGGGCAGCATGAACTAGAGTCCAGGGACGCTGAGCCAACTTTTAATCCCTACTCCGGGGAATGGTCCATGGAGCCTGAAAATGCAACCTTGGAATTCAACCCTTATTCAGGAGAATGGGAATTTCCAAAGTGAGGCTCTCTGATCATTTCACATTGCGCGAGCTTACCAAGTCCCAGATTGCAGAACGTAAAGACATCTTAAATACATGCAACGATATCGAGAAGTCCTGTCTTCAGGTTATCTGTAACGAAATACTCGAGCCTGTCAGAAACCATTACGGAATCCCTTTCAGTCCGTCCAGTGGCTACCGCTGCTTGGAATTGAACCGTGAAATAGGGTCTGCCGACACTTCCCAGCACATTCTGGGACAAGCAGTTGATTTTGAAGTGCCAGGGGTATCGAACATGGACTTGGCACAGTGGATCATGGCCAACCTGGAATATGACCAGCTCCTTCTTGAATTTTACCGAGAAGAAGATCCCAGTTCAGGCTGGGTGCATTGCAGTTACGTGGAAAACCCGAATCGCAAGAAGGCGCTTCGTTTTGATGGAAAGGTTTTTCAGCCTTTGACTTTATCCTTTCAACCTTCCTAACCATATTGGTTGGTTATCCCTCATCCAAGCAGCGGAAATTATTTTAACGATTACATGTTGGTATATTGTATGCAACGCTTGTTCCTCTAGCTGTTTAACTCTAGTGCCAGAAATTTTCCATGCAGCACCTATCTCACGATAAGTTTGTTTCAGCAACCAACGCCTCTCAATAATGTCTTTTTTTCGTTCGTTTAAACCGTAACCGCTATATTTGCTTGGACGAATATTCCATCGGAGTGATCCGTTTTCCGATTTGTCCAAAACTTTATTGAGGTCAGATTCAATATCTTCAGAAGAAAATAATCGTGTAATATATCCGTCTACTTTTTCACGCTGTTCAGGTGTTTCACACCATTTTTGTATATTTTCTAAAACTCTTTCTTTAAACAGTTTGCTTAGTTCAGCAAGCCTTCCCCACTTGATTTTTCTTTTTTCAGATTGTTCTTTCTGCCTTCGTTCTTCATTAGCTTCTCTTATTTTTTCGTTAGCTGCTCTTGTTTTTGCATAACGGTACGCCCTTTGATCTTTACGTTTCAGGTACTCTATAGCTTTTGCTCTATATTTCTCCCATTCCTTTATATGCGCCAGTCTTGCTTCTGTATTACTGATTGTATTCTTAGACATTTTGATGGTCCTCAAGGTTAGCCAACATCTTCGCTACATCGTCGATTTCAACATAGGCTTCGCTGCTGTCATCAAAATCGCTAGGCGCTGCGACGAAATCCTGAGACGCAAACAAATGAAATTTCGGCGCAGTAACGCAGCAGAGGCAAGAATGCCAGTGAAATTTCCGCATCCCTCGCAGATGTTCTTTCACCATAGTAATTTTATTGTTTACGTGACGCTGATGCTCCCGTACATAGTGAATAATAGTTTTTATTTTCCCAGTTGGCGTTAGCGCGGTCTTTTCCCGGTCTTTGAAATAGTATTTCGTTTCTTTCATTGGCACGCTAAACGTGACGCGATAACCTTGTTTTTGAATTGACACCGACCACTGCTGATCTTTGTACATCCAAAAATTTATTGCACTGCAAAAAATACATCGCAAATAGTCTTCCATGGAATCCCAGTATTCTTGGATAGGCTCCTCGTCCATCGTTGAATAGCCCCAGTGATTCATTTGCATAAAGACATTCGACCCACTGGATGGAATACTATTTTTCTTCCTGTAGCATGTGCGTTTCCCACGCGCTCCCGATGGGATCGGAATAGCAATTTGTTTAGGCATTCGCTGCCGCAGAATCTCCACTTCCCCTGCCTTGTTTACGGAGGAATAAAAAGAAGTCCAAGCAAGCTTGTCGTCCGATGGGTCCCGAAAGGCTATTCCGCATTCATACACCGCCAACGACTTATGTCTGGGTTTTATCAAGCCGAACCCTAAGCGTTTTGGCGCTTTGACGGCGTAAATAAATTCGCTGGGGCAAGCATCCTCAAGTTCCTCAGAGCCTTTAAATTTTACCTTTTCTCTTTCGCTATCTTTTCTTGATAGCGCAACAAATATGATCGCACTCAACTTCGTGGTGCTCATAACTTTCGACATATGCGTTTTCGATCCGGCGTGGGGAATATAGGGGCCGAGATTCCTCAACGCTTTTCGTGTTTTCCGATGCGTTTCACTGTAGATGGTCTTACATAAAAGACGTTCCAGCAATCCAGACAGCGTTTTATATGTGCCAACACGGCCAACAGGCTTCGATTTTCGACGCGGGTTAATACGCGGTTCAGTGTTTGTCCTTAATACAAACACGACAAACCAGATCCATAATTTCTGCATTTTTTTAAGCATTAGTTTGACTCTTCTATTTCTAACCCGCACGGACACATTTTCGAGAACAATATTTCTGATTCTTGCGATAGTTATTAACCTTGAATGTCTTTCCACAAGTTTTGCAGACAATATCTGTCCTAACGCGACTGCGCTTGACGATGCTGTTCGGAATTACGCGCCCTGTAAAATCCTCTGTCTGCCACTTACGTCCGGGTGGGTGAGGAGGTTGCCATTGAAACATTGTCTTTTCCTAGAACATCTTTATATTTTATTTCGCATCGCCCCAGTTCTTGCCGATTCCTACATCGACTCGAGAAGGAATACGACGATTTGGTACACAATTCTCCATGGCTTCCTTGATTTGCGGCACCTGCTCACGGCTCTCAATCGAAAAGCAAAGCTCGTCGTGAACCGTGACCATGGGCAAATGACCAAGGTCCATGCACTTCCTCATGGCCATCTTCGTTTCGTCCGCAGAACTTGCTTGAACAATTTTGTTCAAACTCTTGTAGGTGTACGCAACCCGATATCGATTCGGATTGTGCTCTTTCCAGCCTGAATCTCGTTCTTCCTCGGGCATTTCCATGATGTCTCTCCAGTTCTGTTCCAAGGTATCTACATGGATGGGAGACTTGCTAGAGTTATAAACACGCTGTTCGCGCATGGGAAAGCGGCATTTACGGCCCACCAGCGTGCGTAACTCCTTTCTATCGGAGGCTACCTGTGCCACGGTGCTCGCCAGAGCACGTATAAACGGCACTTTTTCGTCATAGTCGTCCCGGATCTCCCGTGCCTCATCAAAAGAGACGCCCAGAACATTGCTGAGCTTGCCCAAACCCATTCCATACATAATTCCCAAATTGATGGTTTTTGCGAGAGAGCGTTCCACGCCGGCAAGGTCGGCAACCATCTGGTGGAAATCCAAATCGTCATTCTGATATTTCTCCACGATCTCGGTCACCTTTTCATTGTCCCGAGTGCTTGGCGTCAACGAAGCGTAGTGCATTAGCCAGCGCGGCTCTTGGGCGCTGTAATCAAAACTGGCCCATTCGCAGCCTTCTTCCGGGAGAAACAAACCCCGGATCATTTCCTTGATTTCAGGGTGGCGAGACGGCAGCTGCTGGAGGTTCGGATGGCTCGACGAAAATCGGCCCGTGACGGTCCCTGCACCGTCCGAACGAAGCTGGTTGAACTCACAGTGGATCCGTCCTTCATGCTGATGGTTAAGAATGGTGTCCACAAAAGTCGTGTTTGCTTTGTTGTATTCCCGGATCTCCAGAATTTTCCGAGTGACAGGATGCTGATGGGCTTGTAGAAATGCCTTGGTGAAAGAGGGCTTTTGAGATTTCTCCGTTAATTCATATTTCAAATTCAAGTTGTCAAATGCCAAGGCCAAACTGGTTGCATTCCAAGGCTCAATATCGACGCCCGTTTCATCCTTGACCTCTTTTAAAAGCCTCTTTTCTTTCCTTTCCAGTGTCTTTTTAACCTTTTCAGCCTGTTCCAAATCTATCCGTATTCCTTTTTTCCTCATCTCAAATACCAAGGGCAACAAGGAAAGCTCAAGTTCGAGTATGTCTTTGCAATTGTCCTTGAGAATCTTTTTATGAAGTGCGCCCCACAGAGACAAGGTGAGTTTGGCATCTGTCTCTGCATACAGAGCTACTCTAGCTGCCGGCAATTTCCACATCTCGGCCTTGGCATCCACGCCATGCTGTCTTGCCGTTCTACGCAGGTCCTCTTCTTGTTTACGTTCTCCCAAGTAGGAAATGCTGAGGGCATTCAATGAATAGCTCATTCGATTTTCATCGAGCAACGGCGCCGCAATCATGGTATCCAGAACCGGACCTTTGACTTCAATACCTTCCGTCAGCAGCCATCCAAGATCGTACTGGGCATTGTGGTACACGGTGGTGATGCCATCCTTCAATTGGTCCTTCAGCCACCGTACCACCGTACCTTTGGCCATGTTTCCTCGCCCTTCATGGGCAATTGGCAAGTAGGAACTCCAATCGGATACAGCTACGGCAATCCCGATCAAACGACCATTGCCCGTGGCCCATCCTGGCCCACGACTAAGTAAATAGGGGTCTTTGGTTTCCACATCAATGGCCATGATTTTCTCTGCCGACAAATCAGGCAATTCTTCAGGCGGAGTCCAAATGGACTCATCAAACATATCATCTTGCGAAATCATAACGAATAGAATTCATCAAATGCGGGTTCCATTATGTGCAGGGATTTTTTGGCCCGAGTCACAGCCACATAATAAACACGGTGTTCTGTATTTGGATTTTTGTGATATTCCTTGTAGGCCGCACCCGATAAATCAGGCACAACCACAATGTTGTCGCACTCCCCTCCTTTCATTGAATGAATGGTAGAGACCATTATTCTGGGGTTTTTTATATCCTCTCCTCTCTTCAATGCATTTAAAATGTAATGCCTGGTGCCATCATCAATTTTACTAAGAGCTTTATTCCACTCCTTGTTCTCATTAATTTTTAATCCCAAAGAATTAATGGCAGTCTGCATGTTGATAGGTATTTCTGGATCAAATTTAAGTAACTTTTTTGACTTAGGCCCATATCCTTTAGTAATTTCCCCGCCAATTTCCATGAAGGAATAAATATTTCTAAGGTCCGGAGAAAAAATATCCTTTCCTTTGCATAACCTTTCCCAATCGATGATGGCATCGTACATTTTCACAGGAATGCTGGGATGTCCTAACCGGCTATAAATCCAGCCTTCTTTTTTCAATGCTTTTTCGTAGATGCTGGCAATCCGATTGGTTCTTGTCATGATGCACCAGTTGCCCTCGTCCAATGGCACATCCCAAATATGTTGATGGCTTTGGACAAAACCTTCTTCGAGGGTTGAAGACCAACTTTTTGGTTCGCGTCCTTCAATGCGTGAAGCAATCTTACAAGCTTCCAGCCACGGCTCTTTCGGAACCCGGTAAGATTGATTAAGCACCTCTTTTTCTTTTGTGGCACTCAGGAAAGCTTCTACATCAGCCCCTTGAAAATCCATAATTGCTTGGTCGTCATCTCCCGTAAATACCTGGATATTTGGGTTCTTCCTTAAAATGTTGACCATTTCCCATTGCAGCGTCGATAAATCCTGGGCTTCATCAACAAACAAAGCATCGATATCAATAGGTGTTCGACGAAAAATAAAGGTTTCAATCATATCTGTGAAATCTATTTTTCCTTTGACGCGCTTATACTCCTCATACGCTTTCGTTAAACGTGAAAATTCAGACCAGTGCATGTTGTAGCTTCCATACTTTTGGTAAGCACTTTCCAGTGAAATCATTTTGCTGCGAGCCAAATGGTATATACGAAGATAGTAGTCACCTATTGAGATACCCAAGTGGTCAAAATCTGTTTCAATATCCTTGTTCGATTTATAACTAAATGGGATCCCTACCTCATCTCCAATGATTTTGAGGTCTTTCCCACGCATCACTTCTCCTCGTTTATAGCCTCCATCATGAAAAGCCATGGAATGAAGCGTTTGGAAATAGGGAAGTGACTTTTCTTCAATGCCCCAATCATTGCATACACGGTCCTTGCTCTCTGTGGCCGCTTTGCGTGTAAACGAGACACAGGCAATCCGTTCTGGAGCGATGCCATCCTCGATGCAGTTGCGAATCAAATTGGAGTTGGTTTGAGTCTTGCCACAGCCAGGTGGTCCGAGAATTGTTTTAATCATCCCTGCAAAATCCTCTCCCATGCTTGTTTAATTTTCTCATCCTCTTTTTCATCAACTACAGCTTGAATAACTCTAACTGCTTCTTCCCAAATCATTGGCTTTTTAACGGTATAGTCTTTTCTTATCCAAGGCATTCTTGTAATGTTAGTCATTAATATTCTCCTTAAAAAGGTACGTCGTCATCATCTTTTTCAAAAGTAACAGGTGGAAAATCTACATCGCCTCTGGTGATTTCAGGTACAAACCAAACACGAATTTTTCGCCAAGCATCCTTATCGTCCTTGAACCGAAATTGCTTATCAGCTTGACCGCCATTATTCATCTCCTTCAAACGTTCTGTGATTTGACCTCTCGTATAATGGTTAAAACCGTGTCGTTTCAAAAATTCCTGCAACGATCCAAGTTTGAAATAAGTGAATCCTTCCTCTGTCCATGGTTTTCCTGTGAGCAGTTCTTCCGGAATATGTGCCTGCAAACGCCCGGTACAGAAAATTTCTAACAGTTCACTGAACTGGCCTTTACGAGTCAATTCCTCTGGGACTGTGATGCGGGTAGCGTTATCCATCAAGCCATCAATCAGGTCTCGCCACTCCGATTCCTTCATCCTGGCCGGCATTTTGTACATTTGCTCCATGCATGCACGCTGGAAATCAATTTGCATCTGAAGCTGTTTGGTTCCCAACTCCAAACGCGCACCATCCACGTCCACAAACCAAACCGGCGGTTCAGATTGCACGACTGTCATGCCGCCAATGGCCGGGAAAGCCTGATGATGGCTGATTCCAAATTTTCGTGTGCGGCAAAGTGAGCGATTGCAGTGAGAGTTGAGAGGTTCAACTTTACACTGGTAGTTGTATTCCTTCTTCTTTAATTGTTCTTGTACACTGACCACTTCTTTCGCCGGCAAAGAGGGAGTGCAATACGATTGGTTGTGCTTCTCGAGAGATTCTTTCCATGTTTCCGGCGACGAATTTTTAAGGTAAATGCCTACATTGAACAGAACTGTATTTCGACCACCCTGGGGGATCCCAAATTCTGTCAATTGTTGTAAGCAAGGAGGTCCGTTGGGTAGTAAGTCCTCGTCATTGCTTAATTTAAAATTCCTAAATTCTTCAAAGGTCATCCTTGCGGCCTCTGCCAAATCTAAAAACTCATCCAGCGTCAGGCTGTCACCATCCTCTTTTATCGCGTATCGAGTCGTGTGTTTTGCATTGAAATAAGGCAGGTTTAAAAAATTACCCAGATCACCACGTTCAGCTATTACTTCTTCCTGCTTGGGAAAGACTTCACAAGTGCTGCAGCCTAAAGCGGAGGAGAACTCCGACAACTTGTCCCTGACCTCTACCGCTGGAACACTTTCCGAAAGAAAAAGATATAGATGAGCGCCTCCCGATTTTGACCGGCACATAACCAGGGGTAGTTTCAATCGTGAGACCTTGCGTTTGAGAGCCGCCAAATCAAGGTTATAGTCGTCAATGTCCAAAGCGCCGAAACGACAACAACTTTTTTCATCGATGGGGATGCTGGCGATCCCCCTCGTCCCGTCCAGATGCTCTTGAATAAGCTCACAAGTCAAAGGCTCACGGACAGCGACGTATTCCGCCTTCTGCTTGCCGTGGCGAAGCTTGTCAAGGACAGTGGTTTGACCGTGCGCGTTTTCACACCCCGAAAAAAGGCCGAGAAAACGCTTCGCTGACGTTTCCATAAAAAAGTCCCCCACCGAAGTGGGGGACAATACCTACTTCAGAACGGCAAGTCGTCTGCGGATGGGCTGAGTTGTTCTAGCGGGGGTGGGGTTAGACGCAACTCACCGCTCGAAACTCCGCTGTAAAACTCCTTGCATTCTAAATAGGCTTCAATTGATGGCACCTCTCCTTCCACGCTGACAGACCAAGAATACCAGCTGCCTTTGTCGTTTCCGTCCTCAACGCTTTTGAGGCGATACGTTTTAGCGAATTGAGGCAACGTTTTGCCGTTTCTCTTCTGCATCATCATCAGCGCCATCCAGATCCGAGATCGCTTCAACTGCGTCTTTTTCATGTCGATGATGGCACCTTCCAGCAAACCGTCCTCATGGACCAGCTTGATATAATGCTGGGCAGTGCGAACCAGTTCATTGCCGTTTTCCAGCATTTCCATACCCGTATCGGTATCTCGTATAGCCGCTCTGACTTCCTCGGAGGCTGAACTGAGTTCACCAACGAATCCGCCGCCTTGGGAGCGCGGTACGAATTCGAGAAATTTCGTTTGGAAATAAACAGGGATAACGACAATACCTTCATCTCCACTCCAAGTAGAATGGGTCACTGTATTGAAGATATCTCCTTGGGATGCCCCCTCAATGAATTCCGAATCAGTCTTTTTGATCTGGGGGCTGAGTGCCTGAATAATCCGGAGAAACGGAATTTGAATATCGGAAGAAGTGACTTCCTCGAAACCCAAATTCAAATCCTCCTCGAAAGCATTTTCCAGTTCTACTGGAAGGTTGCCACCACCATTTGATTTCGATTTAGTTGCCATTAGCGTGTTCCTTTAATCTTTGCGACTGTTCCAATGTACGTGTTAAAAATTTCACCATTTAACTTGTGACCGTTTTCCATATCCTCTCGGATAACTTTCTTGAGTGTTTGCGGTTCGACCCAGACTCGGCTGGTCGTTTCATGGCCCTTTGCGTCAAGATCCGTCTGCAACGCCTGCGCCCTGGAATCTTCATGGATCCCAAAAACGACGTGAACTTCGTTCTTGATGAAATCCGAAAACCCGTTGTCGCGCAGATGATTTAGCGCCTTCAGTTTCTCGCCTGGATCTTTTGGCATTGTGGCATTCACAAACGTCGAGAGGCTGACAGTGTTGCCATCCACTTCAACTTTTGACATCCCAATCTGATTCATTTTTGATGGAATCAAATCGAAGATGTACTTTTCACGGGCTTTCTTCAGCTTCTTCAGTTCTTCCTCTCTGGTCAGAATGTCCACTTCCACCGTATTAACCGCTCGAATTAGGTCAGAAAGTTCTGTTCCTGTTTCCGTCGTTAGCTCTGAAAAAGCGCCAGCGTCAGCAGTTACTTGGTCCCATAGTTCGTCATTTGTTTCGCTCATACACGTTTCTCCTCGTCAGGGTTGATGTCACCGATGCCACCACGAACCTGAATCTTCACTTCGTAATAGGTCTTCTCAAATTTGTCCCACTTCAAGAGACCTATTCGTCCATTATTGATGTCGGCGGCGATTGCAAAAGAAACGCCGATTATGGCGGGATCTCCCATGGGCAAAAGCCAGTCGTCGTCATTGAACTTAGCCAATTGACGCTTGATGTGTGCAATGACACGCCCAGGCGACAAATGGATTTGTTCAAGCGGTGAAGTAACAGGTTTGAGATCACCCCATTTGCGAGCGGACAGAATGTCCATCCGGGGGTTTTCTTGCGTGACGAAAACGGTCATTGATATTCCTTCTTAATTCTCAAGCCGATCCTAACGCACTTCATGGATTAACGCAAATTCGCCATGAAACCAAAATGGACATCAAGAAGTTCGACATGTAAGATGGGCGCATAATGGCTTATGAATTCAAAACAACGCCATATGCCCATCAATCCCAAGTTTTAAAAGAGTCTTGGGACAAGACCGTTTGGGCCTACTTCCTGGAAATGGGAACGGGCAAGTCCAAGATTTGCATCGACAATGCCGCGATTTTGTTCGAGCGGGGCCAGATCGACACGCTGATTGTGATCGCCCCAAAAGGGGTATACCGCAACTGGGCGCACCTTGAGGTGCCTGCACACTTGCCAGAGCGCATAGAGCACGATTTAGTGATTTGGCGCTCTACCCCTAACAAAACCGAAAAAAAGGCCCTCACGGCGCTCCTTGAGCCGTCTGAGACGTTCAAAATCCTGATCATGAATGTCGAGGCACTGTCCACGGCCAAGGGTCAGAAATTTCTCGGGGCGCTGCTTGGCGCCACCACCGCGCTCCTTGCCGTCGATGAATCGACTTCAATCAAAAGCCCGAGGGCGCGCCGAACCAAGGCGCTTCTGAAACTCGGCGCAGGCTCGTTTCCTGGATGAACGGCTACTCGGAGACTGTGGAGACAATTTTTACCAGTTCCAGTACCGGTACGCGGTCATGAAAAAACGCAGCATCGGCAGTCACACCTTCAATCAGGTGGTGGGCTACCGGAACCTTGAGAAGTTATCGGAACTCATCGGGAAATTCTCCTCGCGGATCCTGAAAGAAGAATGCCTCGATTTGCCCGAGAAAATCTACCTGCGGCGCAATGTGACGCTGACCGACGAGCAGTTGCGAATTTACACGCAGCTCAAGGAATACGCGCTCGCGCACNNTTTGAAATCAAGGACAACCGTCTTGACGAACTGATGAACTGCCTCGAGGAACTGGATGGCCAGACAATCATCTGGGCAAGGTTCCGCTACGATGTGAAAAGGATTGCCAAGGCATTGGCCACTGACCACGGTCCAGAAGCCGTTGTTTCGTATTTCGGCGACACGTCAGATGACGACCGCACACGGGCCATTGACAGCTTTCAAAACGGAGAAGCCCGGTTTTTTGTGGGCAATCCGCAAAGCGGCGGTTACGGAATTACCCTCACTGCCGCTCAAAACGTCATTTATTTTTCCAACAGTTTTGACCTGGCGATCCGGATGCAGTCGGAAGACCGCGCCCATCGCATCGGTCAAAAGAAGTCCGTCACCTATATCGACCTGATCGCGGAAGGCACCATTGACGAGAAAATCGTCAAGGCACTCCGCAGCAAAATGGACATTGCCAGCCTGGTGATGGGTGAAGATTTGAGAGCTTGGCTATCATGAGGAGGTAATCATGGCCGAAACTAAAAAATATCGAAGTGTTGCAGTGCCTATTCCCACTTGGCAGATGTTATGGGACATCGCTGAGCGAAACCATCGTTCGCCGGCTCAGCAGATTGCGTTTTTGGTGGATTTGGCTCATAAAACGCCAACGGACGGCGATATCGTAAAGCTGTTCACCGCGCTCCAGGACGCTGCGGCATGAAAGAGGAGGAAGATTTTTTGTTTGCGGACGGCTTTGATGACGCCATCCTGGGCATTGGGAGAAGGGGGACTCAGCCAGAGGTGGTGGCCTATGACTACGAAAAATGCGTTCTGATTTTAATGGATCGTGATGAAATGACGGAAGAAGAGGCCCGTGAGTACATGGAGTTCAGTGTCTTAGATGCTTTTGTCGAAGATAAAACTCCGATCTTCATTGAACCGTTCGATACATTACTGATGAGCGAGGAACAAAAAACTCACTGACGTTCTGTCCACAATAACACCAGTATTGACTGTCAGGAGTGGCCTTGTGTTCAGCGAAACACTCTTCCGGATCTACGGACATCCGGCACCAAGAGCACTTCTTATATCTCGTTGTGTTGTTCTGCACAGGCAATAGCACGGCCTATCTCCGTGGCGATTTGCGGGATGAGCGCGTTGCCCAAGGCACGGAGCTGAGCCACTCGAGCGGGAACCCCATGAGCCACGCGACCCACGTTGGGTTCAGTGAGCCAATTACTTGGGGACTGTCCTTGACGACTACATTCAGCGGAGGTGTATTGCGTCTCCATTGAGTCGGACCCCCGTCGTTTGACGAATCCTGAACTGTCGGTGTTGGCCACATCTTGACTGTATAGGTCAGTGGAGCTCCTCCCTGCTTGTATTTCTTCGTGCGACTTGTTGCGCTGTCTTGCGTCGGTGTCGGCCACAAAGTCGAACCCCAGCTGCCAGCGTCCCGCGTCACCATCGATGGGGACATCTGGTTCGCTTTCGCTGTGGGCGTGTGCAACAATCCAGAGCCGTTGCCGAAGGTGGGGGGCGCCGACCGCGCAAGCTGGAATATTAAACGTCCTTGTGGCGTAGCCTTCGCTTTCCAGGTCAGAGAGAACTCGGTCCAAGCCCAGTTGGACGAGTCCAGTAACATTTTCTCCAACAACCCAAGTGGGCCGGCATTCCCTGACAAGCCTAAACATTTCCGGCCAGAGGTCGCGGGGGTCACTTTGGGCGTGCTGCTTGCCGGCATGGGAGTAGGGCTGGCAGGGAAATCCTCCCACAAGGACATCTGGATGGGGTTCTGGGAGGTCTCTTCCTCGGACATCGTACACGTCTCCTAGCACCGGCACATACGGCCAGTGGTGTTTAAGTACAGCCTGACAGTACGGCTCATTCTCGACGAAGCACGTTGTTTTGAAAAGACCTGTTTCCTCAAGACCCAAGGCAAAGCCGCCAATGCCCGCGAATAAATCAAGCGTGGTTAAATACTCTTTATTATGAAAGGTGTTGTTTTTAACGTCCCTTGTCATTCCATGTTATCCCATGTATAGAAAGGGTGATGTTTAATGGTGCAATGTGCATGCTCATCAGCATGACCCATTGGCCGTGTACAAAGGAGGGGAGTGTTGGAGCGATCAAAGTAAGATGCGTCTACGTTTTTGTTTTGACACACGGCGATTTCGGTTTCTGCATCCACTTCGTCCGGGTTGCAATACTCGCAGCCCCAGGCTTCCGGTTGGTCAAGTTGTTCCATTAATTTAAAAGTGCGGTGTAAAAGAACCTTTACACCGCACTTGTTCCTCGCCGGTATTTGGATCGACAACTCATGCTGCAAAATCTTTTTATGTTTGTTCCGGTTTTGGGAACCTGCTTGCCCACAATCGTCTGTTGATTACAGTTAAAACATCGCACAACATGATATTTCCGTTTTACGACCTTATCTAACCCGGACGTAACACCGACAAAAGCGAAAGATTCTGGTAGTTCCTGTTCGTTGATGATGCGGTTTTTAAGGTCACTAAGAAGTTTGCAGGCATCGTCCAATGACTGCATGACGATTAGCATGAGCGTCAATTCGTCGTCTATTCGTTGCAAATTCTTATTCCGTTTTCTACGTTGTTCTGGAACGAAATTACCCGTTACGTCGATGTTTTCTGTCATTTCAATGGTTCGCTAAAAATACAGCCTGGGAAAAAGCTCGAGGAATGACGCGGCGACTAACGCGAGGCGCCGTCTTCCCATAAGCTTTACGCTGCGGTGATACCAACTTTACAGCTGGCATTTCAAAGCCATGCCCCGTCCACAGGCATATCCTGCGCCGGTAGGCATCCTGCGCCGGAATGTGATCTGGCCAGCGGGGGTGAAGGTCTCTCTTTGAGAGGTAACCTCCGTACTCGTAAGGTTCAAACCTGTAGTCCGGCTCGCGCCACAACCGCCCCAGGACGCCAGGCGGATTCTCCACGTAAAACGGTACATTGCCCAGGGCCACAGCCATCTTCCAACTGTCCTTGACTACGTGCACCGCCTTGAGTTGATAGTCCGGGTCTTCCAGAAATTTTTCTCTCCACCAGCGCGCACCCCCTCCCGACAATGCCTCACAGGGAGGGTAGGCCATGAAGAAAGCGGTCTGGTTCTGGTGCTCGCGCACGATATCATTCAGCGTGTCCGAATTGAGAGTGGCCTTGATAAAGGTAATGTCTCCATTGGCCTGCTTCAGAATTTTTTTAGGGCTGTAAGCGAAACACGAAAAACCGGCATCGGCCCATGGCCGCAGCCCGTCCCCGTAAGCGTCATAGAGCGAAACGACATGGAGACTGCTCATGCTTCCACCATGTTTTCCTCTTCCATCCCGTACTCCAGGCGCATTACCGTCCCTTCCTCGACATTTAAAACCTGAGCCACGTCCCTCCTCGGAAGAGGGTTCGTACCACTTATATAGATGTCTTCCGAGATGTGACTCCAAGTGGCCAATGCCTCTCCAAGCGTGAAAAAACTGCTAGAAAGCAGCATTTCACCGTTCAATGAGGGATAAACCAATACATATTTCTGCTTTTTCATGTTCAAAACTCCTTATTCCTTCTTGTTTTTACCGTGGTCTCGCACGACGGCAAAACCAAGTCGGCTTCTGTGATTTCAAGCACGTTGTGCAGACAGAGTTCCGCGACTGTGCAGCGAATAGCTTTCATGACTCTTCTTTCTCCTTCTGCGCTGAAAGTTTTGCTTTTTCGATTTGATCTGAGGGCATTCTTGCAGCAATTTGTTCGGCAAGAACAACGCAAGTCTCAGATTTTTCGTCGGTATCGGCGGTAATGGCCAGTTTCAGGGCCAAAACCAATGCGTCAAAATCACACTTTACTTCGCACATTCTTCTTTCTCCTGGCGTTTGATTGCTTTCTCTAACGCCTGTTTGTGAGTGCGCTTGGCACTGACCTCTAGAAGCCGCTGACGCTCCAGTGCCAACTGGCTTCTCTTAATCCTCCCATCTTTCGTTGAGGGTGTCAATTGCCCGGCTCTTCCTTGGCGGCGACACGGTCAGCATTCCAATGAATAAGTAGGTTCAGCTCGACGAAAACGAAAAAGGCGAATATCTCGAAGGTCATTTCATTGCTCCCGACGCAGATTGGAAATTAAAGGGCCTTTTTAGTGACTTCTGTCACTAGTGGGCATTTCTGTTGTGTCTTGGCGCACTGCTCGCCGGCTCGACGACATGCATATGCTGGAGTACCGCGAACATCCATCGTTGAATGCGGTCACGCAGACCTCGAAGGCGCGACGGAGGAGAGGGTCTTTGAATCTGTTGACTATCATTTCAGTGTTTTATTCCTCCTCCTCTACCAATCTCACCGTGTAATCTAGTGGCATCTCCTCAAAAATGAGGCGACCAATAGCGTCGTCTGAGCATAGGTCTGCTACCCGTTTTATCATCTCTTGCTTAGACGCTTCGCATCCTTTTTCGTCGAATTCCAAAACAATCATTACCTGTGTGGCCATCAGTCTTCCTCCTCTTCATCTTCTGGTGCCAAGCACTCTGGACACATATAACCCTCCTCTGTCTCCGATATACTTGGAATTCTGTTGACAAACAGTCCTGTGCCGAATGCTGTTGAGCGGTGACACGAAGTGCAAAGGTCTCCGATGTCTTTGCAGTCATCGTCGATGACAAGATGGTTTCCCCACAACTGGCGCAGCGTGGGCGTCGTGTCATGTTCCCCAGCTCTCTCAAGAAAGGCTTTTCCTTCGTCGTTCAAGGGATACCAAGTGCCAAGGGTTTCAAAACAACCCCCACCGTCATTCTCTCCCTTGAATTTATAAATTTCCGCATGCCATACGCAATGCATAAGAGTCACATCACAGGAATCAGGGGCGCTTTTGACGCGGTCTCCGACATTGAATTTTACGATAGTGTTCATATTGGTCATCCCTTGATACATGTAATAGGATAGTGGCATGTATCATGATAGGTGTCAACACTTCACCTGAATTAATCGAAAAAGTTCGTACCAGAACCGTCCCGCTTTTTCGGTACGAAGAGGGTTCGTACCACTTATAGGGGTCAAATATATTTAGTGGGACAAGTGGGACGAAGTGCAAAAAAAGGGGTTAAATGTTTAATATTTATAGCTTTATTTCGTACCACTTTTCCGAAAACTCGTACCACCTCGTACCAAAAAGGCCGTTTTCGTACCACTTTTCTGAGCGACGCGCGCACGAAAACACCTTTTTCATAAACTTTTTCTCGTTTTGGCCCTATAATGTGGTACGAACTTGGTACGGGACTTTATGAACCTTAGACACGAACAAGAGATTGAAGAACTTCATGGGCGGCGGTTGACGAATCGTCAGAAATTATTCGCCAAGCATTTTGTCGATGGCATTAATTCAAATGCCGGATGTGCAAGGCTGGCCGGCTACTCTGACAAAAAGGGTATCGCCAGGACTCAAGCCCACAAACTTTTAGACCCGACGTTGTTTCCACATGTGGCGGACTATATTACTGAGCTTCGAGATGAGCGTGAGAAGAAATATGGTGTCACTCTGCTGGGGCAGCTCAAGCGGTTTCGAGAGCTTAGCCTGGGAGCGGAAGACCAGGACCAGTATTCAGCTGCCGTGAACGCCGAGAAAATTCGTTCCTCACTGGGCGGTCTTACAATCGACCGTCGCGAGACCAATCACTACCATGCCATCGAAAACATGTCTCGAGAAGATGTTGAAAAGCGCCTGGGGGAACTGAGAGCAGACCACCCGCATGCATTTATTGAAGCTCCCTATGAGGTAGTCGATGAGTCAGAAACCGGAGACGCTCCTGTGGAAGCGCATGAAGGAGAAAATACCCCCGAACTGGTACACAGTCCGGATTGAAAACCGCTTTGGTGGTGGGGTTCCTGACGTTTATGTGTGTGCTGAGGGTGTTTCGTTCTGGATCGAGCTGAAAACTACAAAAACTAGCCGAGTTTTAGTTTCATCTCACCAAATTGCGTGGCATTACGCGCATTATCGCGCTGGCGGCGTAAGTTTCTTCCTTGTTAGCCCTCTCGCTTCCTCTCACCTATATTTGTTTGAAGGGGTCAATGGTCAAGGCTTAATGGACCATGGTCTGTCGGTCAATGGGTCGGGGACCGTGGTTCCTTGTGCCTGGTCGGGGGACGATTGGTCGGGGCTAATGGACCGGATGCTTGAGTCGGGTCGGGTCGGGGTGCAGTAGTCGGGGTCGGGGTCGGGTCGGGTCGGGTCGGGTCGGGAGCTGGGGTTCGGGGTTAGGGGAGCTTGGGCTAGGGGCCTGGGTGATAGCTCGAGGGCCAGAGCTGGGTGGTTACCTGGCCGCTGGGCGACAGCTCATGGATACTTTTTGTGCAATATGACGGAGGCGGCTTCGAGTCGTTTCTCTTCTTCTGTGGTGTTTAGCCAGCGGAGCATGTGCAGGGCCGTGTGCATGTTGCGGATAGCCCATACAGGCTGATTGCCGACGATTTTTTTTGCTTCAATTAAATTCATCTGCTTTCCTTCATTGTTGACACCTCCCATTATACATGGTACTCTATGCCTGTCAACATTTAGAAAGTAGAAGGAAAGAACATGAACGATGGACCTCCTGAAGAGTTGATCCAGGAACTTATAGAAACCAGGTCCCCACGCCAAGAACTCGAGGCGATACATGGTCAAGTATGGACAACAAACGAACTGCAGCGCGACTTTGAAGTTTTAGGTTTTGGTGGTGGTTGTTGTGTTGTTCGCCGCCGCTCTGACCGAGTGCGCGGTAGCTTGGATTTTGACCATATGCCGAGGTATTACTACGGTTTTGTGGTGGCGGACTAATGATCAAAACATTAAAAGCCGCACAAGAAATTGCCGGCAAAATGTCGATCAGTAACAGCAAAATGCCAGGATCGACTTTCCCGACATCCACTACTAAATGTCCGACAGGCCAGAAGCTTGCCAAAGTTCCGGATAGCGTATGCGAACAATGCTACGCCACCCGGATTGAAAAGATCCGTCCCAGCGTGGCCGCAGGCTGGCTAAAGAATTGGACCAAAACCATGCGCACGCTGGCCAATGATCCGGACA